TCATCGGGCCTCCATATGCGCGGCGGGTTCGGCGATGCGGCGGGAGGTCATGCGATCTCCTCGGCCCATCTCGCGGCGGCTTCGTCCACTCGATCTGCAAGCGCCGATAGGCCACGTTGCCTGCGAAGAAGTAGGGCGGCATTGCGCAGGGTTTGAATGTTGCGCATCGCCCACTTCCTATCGAAATGCTTGCGCGACTTATCAGAACGCGACTTCTTCGCGCCGGGATGATGGACGCCGCACTTGCCATCTTTCGTTGCGCGACGCGAGCATTGGTGACCGGTAACATCTAACGGGTCACTGTCATAGACTCGCTCGCTGCATTGCTCTTTCATGATCTCCTCCGCGCAGCAACAAACGTCACGATCGCCAACATCAGCAACACCGCACCGATGGTGAACGGATCAAACCGCACGGCGATGTTGCGCTGTTCGAACCAATCGGGGCGGGTCATTGAGGCTCCATTCGTGCGCCAATCGGAACGTCAACTGCCAAGCGCCAGAGTATCCTAGCGGCATCCCTGCGCGCCTCCAACCCGAATTGCTGATCCACGATAACGTGATCGTGCGCATGCACTAGAAACCAAAACACGCTGATGTCCATCACCCCAACTTGGGTCCCGACTGGAGCAAAGTCAAGTGGCACTCAAAGAAAAAGGCCGACCTTTCGATCAGCCTTCCAGTAATCCAAACTTCGTGGCGATGATTCGACTACTCCGGGGGATCTTCGGGACCGTAACCGTTCTTCATGGTCGCCCTCCTTTTCGGTTCGTTCGGGTGTTGCGGGATCAATCTGCGTTCGCGTCGGCGCGTTGTCAAGCCGTCCGCAACATTTTCTTTCGATCGGCGCGCGGACCCCTTGACAAACTGAAGTGGCGAACCGAAGTTGAGGGATATGGAGGCAACAATGCAGACCACGACCACGACACCCGAGCCGTTCATTCCGGAAGGGCTTCGCAAAGCAACGCGAATGGCTGGGCGCGCAGCACGCAATCGAGCAGCCGTGTTTGGGCGTGCGGCGTGCCCTTGTCGCAGAATACGGCTATCACGCACGGCAGTGCGGGCACGCGAATGTGATGCCGAAACCTTGACTATCGGTGCGCGATGTGCCGATGGTCGCGAGCGTACCGCTCGTTTCCGTTGGTCCGGTGCTACTGGTACTGGTCGCGGCCTGAAGGTCTCGTCGTGACCGCAACGGAATGGCGTTCCAGCGAGCTCGCATGACCGCCGACACCCCCGAATCCCGCCTCCTTCGCGCAATCGCTGGCGAGCCGCAACCCTGCGGCCACATCGAGCGTTTCGTGGAGCACGTTGCAGCCCATCCCGAAGTCGTCATTTCGACCGGCGAGGATGAGGGTACGGCTCCGGCGGTTGAGTGCCAGCTTTGCGAGGTGGTTATTCCGTGGCGGACGTTTTTGAAGCTGGTTGTTACGGAATTGCAGGAGAGGAGCTGATGGTCACATTTCCCGAAGGTACAACGCCGCTTCAGGAGCTTCATTCGCACCTCAACGGGTACTGCGGCGAGCATGAGGATTTGAATGCGTGCCTCCGGCGCGTTCGTGAACTGGTCGAAGAGTTGATGCCGCTGGAGGCGAAGCAGGAGCCTCCGAAGATGCCGAGCGATCAGCACTTTACCTACGCGGCACACGTCCTCGCTCCAGTGTTTCGCGAGAACGGGTGGAAATGGGCGATGCCGAGCGGCGAACTCCGCGTACCGACCGCAGCGGAGATTACAAAAACGCTTTGCATGTTGGCGGGAATGGTTCACGAGAACGGCGAACGCGCCGGAACCGGAAGGCTTGTGGCATTCGAACACCGATGGACCGACGCGGACGCTGATGTGCGCCTCGGCCTGGAAATCATGCCGCCAAGCGCGGCGTCGGATTGAAGGGGGAGTAGATGGATTCGAAGGTTTCGTGATCGGCTGCAACTCCAGTGCGGACGAGGGGTCGCCGCTAGTGATCTGTGGGATGTGAGAAGCGAGTTGTCCGCCACACAGCGCGCCGAAGTGAACACAGGAACGACTCGGCAGCCGGTCACGAAGTTTTCGAAAAGGAGAAACGCATGAGCAGAAAATCTTTGGAACAGACAATCGCAACAACCTTCCTATCCGGCGCCGGACTGAAGGTCGCACAACGAGTCGCCGAGGAGATGCTGACGACGGCGATGGCAGAGAAGGATATGGATGCCGTCGAACAGCTCAGCAAGGTTCGGGGCGATCTGCGGAAGTTGGCGGGAGGTGGCAAGTGAGCGCGCGGAAGGGTGAAGCCCTGAAGCCGCTAAGGGAGCGTTCCATCAATCGGCGTGACTCGCAGCCCGAGATCGGCGAAGGGATCGGCGTCAACTGCGTCGGCCCGGGCAATCACCACGACGACTGCTCGGTAGCGGGAGCGCCGCAACCCCGTAACGACCAAGAAATGAAAGGCAGCCCCGTCGTTGTCACTATAACCTTGACACCGCGCGCGGCGGAGTTTTTCGGCGCATTGGTCTGCAAGATCGGCGGCTCCCATTCTGGCCCTCGCGGTGAGATTGTCGAATCGTTCCGTCAGCAACTGATTGCGCAAGGCATCGAGTCTGCGAATGGTAGCGTGACGCCTCGTGAGTGGCGCGAATACTGGCTGGAAGAAAAGGTGCCCACGCTCGGCTCACTGCTGGCCAACCAGTGGCCGCGCTGGAGTCGCAAGTGACCGACACGCTCGCCCCCGGCCTTCATCGCGATGTGCCGATGGATCTCTATTTGTCGGACGAATTAACCCCCCAACCGGCCCTCAGTGCTTCCGGTATTCGCACGCTGATCGAAGCAACCCCGCTCACCTTTGCGGCGCGGAATCCGCGATTGTGGCGGGAGTTGAATCTGTGGCCCGGAGAGTTCAAGCGGAAGGAATCGAAGCAGACCAAGATGGGAACGGCCATCCATTCGATTCTGCTCGGCGCCGGTCAAGCCATCTGCGTTTTCCGGCCCGAGGATTTCAAGACAAAGAGCGGCAAGCCGGGGAGAAATCTCGGGACGGACGAGGCGAAGGCGGCAATCGCGGCGGCAATCGAAGATGGCCTACTACCGCTCAGCGAAGCGGAGAACATCATCGCGACAAGCGCCGCCGCCTTCGCCGAAAAGAAGATTCTCGCGAATCCCATCTACGGCGAAGCATGGGAGCGCGGAGAGTCCGAAGTTACCCTCGTGTGGCAGCGCGAGACATCGAGCGGGCCAATCTGGTGCCGGGCGCGGCCTGACCGCTTCGACATCGCGACCGGAACCGCGTTCGATCCAAAGACGACAGCGAAGGCGATCGACGCTCCGGCGCTCGCGCGAAAGTTCGCCGGCGAGGGAGCTGACTATCAGGCCGCATGGATATGTGACGGCATCGAGACCATCTTTCCGGCCCTTCGCGGTCGCTCACGCTTCGTTCCGATTGCCGTCGAGGTTGAGCCTCCGTACGACTCCCGATTCGTCCGCTTTCCGACTTCCACATTACAGCTCATTGGTCAACAGATTGACCTTGCCTGCGAGCTGTTCGCGAAGTGCATCTACTCGGGAGTTTGGCTCGGGTGGGATGACTCGGAAGGGGAGACGGTGCTCCCCGAGGTTGCGTGGCGTGAGCGGTCCATCATCGAAGCATTGGAGGCTGAAGAGTCATGAACGAAAAAGAACGTAATCTCGCATTCTGGACAATTCGCGGAAGCATCCTGAACGCGATCACGGGGACCGATGTTCAGGTGCTCGTTGAATATGGCCGCGAGAAAGAAATCGCTAACGCCATCATCGAGGGCATTATTGAGGACAGCGGCGCGCGCGAGGAGATGCTGCGGCTCCTGAATGAGGAGAAAGCGCTACAGGTCGAATCGCTATGAAAGTTCCCGAGCGAACCTTCGAAACCGTGAAAGCCGAACCGGGTACGCGCCCGCTGTGGATCGGACTGATGGGGCCAAGCGGCGGCGGAAAGACGTTCTCTGCGCTCCGGCTCGCGGTCGGAATTCAGTCGGTCATCGGCGGGCAAATTGAGATCATCGACACCGAGAGCGGACGCGGCAAACACTACGCGGAGATGTTCGACTATCAATACACTGCGTTTCCTCCGCCGCACGGATCACTCGACTATCAGGCGGCAATTGACCATGCCGTGAAGGTCAATAAATCCTCCATCATCATCATCGACTCAGCATCACATGAACATGAAGGGGATGGCGGAATGATCGAGTCTCACGAAAGGGAACTCGACCGGATGGCTGGCGACGACTGGAAGAAGCGCGACGCTGTCGCGATGCTCGCGTGGACGAAACCAAAAGCGGCGCGCAAGCAACTGTTGCGGTCCATGCTGGCGCACGGAACTTCGGTCGTATTCATCCTCTGTTTCCGCGCCGACGAATCTTCGAAGCCGGTCAAGAAAGGCGGGAAAACCGAGGTCATTCAGATGGGCTTCATGCCGATCGCAGGCAAGGGCTTCGTCTACGAGTGCACGGTCTGCGCGCTTCTGATGCCCGGAGCAAACGGCGTCCCGACGTGGAACCCGGAAAACGTCGGGGAGAAGATGATGAAGAAGCTCCCCGAGCAATTCAAAGAGATGTTCGCCGAGTCGGAGGGTAAGCCGATGAGCGAGGAGCACGGAGTCGCGCTGGCGAAATGGTCACTCGGCGGATCGAAAGCCGCGCCGGTCGCCAAACAGGCCGAGAAACCGCCCCAAACGCTCGCTGAGCGCGCCAAAGCCGCAGAAGGCTTCCTGATGCGTGCCACGTCGTCTGAAGCGTTGGAGAAGCGCTGGAAGAACGCCAAGCCGCTTTGTGACGAGCTGCGTGACCCGGTCGCCCAGGTTGACCCGCATCTATACGCCGATCTGAAGAAGGTCTACGACGAATGCGCGGCGAAGTTCAGGCCGGGATTCGTGCCGCCAGAAGCGGGCGGCGAGCCTCCCGATGGCGCCATGTCCATCGAATACGCGAAGGATCTGGCGAACCGCGTGGAAACGCACCTGATGGCGGAAAACGACGGCAGCAAGTCGAAGGCCGAACTGGCACTTTCGGAGTTGACGAGCGGGAAGGTGCAAACGTTCGCTGCCCTACCGCTGTACATTTTCGACCACAACGAAATCTCCGGCAAGTTGATCGCCGCGATGGAGGAAGGATGAAAACCGGAGCGGAACTTATCACCGAAGAACGGCAGCGCCAGATCGTCGAAGAGGAGTGGACCGCCGAGCATGACGACGAACACTCGCTCGGCGAGATGGCCGTCGCTGCCGCGTGCTACGCGTGGCCGCCTCCGCGCCCTGTTGATGTGAAAAAGGCATGGCCTTGGGACCGCAGATGGTGGAAGCCATCGCCGCTCCCGCTCGGCGCAACAGCGGGCGAAAAACTGGATGGACGAATCCGCGAACTCGTCAAGGCCGGAGCGCTCATTGCCGCAGAAATCGACCGACTATCGCGGACGGTGAAGCCATGAAGCCCTTCAGCGCATGGCTAGCGATGGACGGCTCTGAGCCTAACGGTGACGCTGTGTTTTCGAACGAGACTACAGCGGAAAAATGGTCGGAGGACGGACACGAGCCCCAGCGCGTCCTCATCGTCGCCGACACGCCGGAGAATCGGAAGCTGCTTGGAATGGAGGAAGGATCGTGAGGTACTTTTTCGACACCGAGTTTATCGAGCGCGGTCCCGAGCATCCAATCCGGTTGCTGTCAATCGGCATTGTTTCGGAAGATGACCGCGAACTGTATTGCGAGATCGTGAATGCGGACAATCTGATCGAGCAGGATTTCCGGCGCTTCGCCGATCCATGGCTGAAGATAAACGTCCAGCCGCATCTTCGCAGCGTCGGTATGCGGCTCGATGAAATCCGATCGCACATCCTCGCTTTCATCGGTGACGACAAGCCCGAGTTTTGGGCCTACTTCGCCGACTACGATTGGGTCGTGCTCTGCCAAATCTTCGGGCGCATGATCGACCTTCCTAAGGGCTGGCCGATGCACTGCCTTGACGTGAAGCAGGAGATGAAAACGCGCGGCGTGAAGCGCGAGCAACTGCCGGAGCAGGGCAACGCGGAACACTCGGCGCTGAACGATGCCCGCTGGACTCGCGACGCGTGGCAATTCGTAACGAAGCAAGTGGATGCCGGAGATTACCTGTGACCACCCTCGGAGCCTTCTTTCTCGGCGTCTTCATCGGTGCGTTCCTGATGACGGTCGCGTACGTTTCGCTCATGCTGTACATCGCCAACAGGTCCGGCGCGAAGGTGGGGGAGTAGGACATGAGTTACGAATCCCAGTACGAGCGCGAGGAGAACGAAATCTACGCCGCGTATGAGCGCGGAGAGATTACGAATGCGCAGCTTCAGAAGGAATTGCGCGAGCTGCGTCTCGACTACCAAAGCGCCGCAAGAGAAGCCGCACAGGATGCCTACGATGCGGAACTGGAGCGCTGGTAATGTTCCTCATCTGCTCAATTGATCGCATCCTCTTTCGCTTTGATGAGGAAGTTCTCGCAATGGCCTCGCTGAGCGCCGCGCAACGCGATTACCCGGACGCCTTTCTCGCGGAAATCATGATCCCATCATTCGTCGGACGAGGCGCCGCGATACCCGGTGAACTCGACCGCGCAATCGACGCATGGAACGCGATGACGGAGCGGGTGAACATCCATATCGACAAGGTGCAGAATCGAGCGAGACTTGTTGCGCCCTACCGAAAGTGGAAGAAGGCAATCGGCAAACGTGACTATCTCCTAGAGCAACTGATCGCCGACGTGGAAGTGCAACCGTACATCTGGCCGACAATCCGCTTTCCGTGGCTGTTCCGCGTCAAGGATGGAGACTTCAATTCGGACAAGATTCATGCGCGGGCGTTCGGGAAGGCGAACGGAAACGGGCAGATAACCGAGAGGGCGTTCCTTGAGCTTTCGCGACGGGCTACGACATGGATTCGCGAGTGCGGGAATCTTTATTCTGGCGATGGCAGCTTCGCGGAAGCCTTCGAGCGGAACGTCGGCATCAACTCGGCGCGCTACTATGAGCTACAGAAGCGCTTCAACGGCGGTGCGCCATCGTAAACCCCGCAAAATGCGAACTCTGCCAAAGGCCAGCTATGTTCGACGACATTCTCTGCGGTAAGTGCCTCGCGTCGTTTGATCCGACCAGTGGCGCAAGCCGTATCGCGGCGGAGGCGATTGATCCGTCAGCCAGAAACATGGCGGCGGCGGAGTGGATCGTGGACACGTACGGGCCGGTGTTCGCGGCGAGGTTCGGCAAGGAATGAGAATCGTCGTCCACGGAACTCCCGCCCCGCAAGGCTCGAAGAAGTTCGTCGGCATGCGCGCTGGACACGCGGTCCTCGTCGAGTCGTCGAAGAAGGTAGGACCGTGGCGAAAAGCCGTGAAAGACGCAGCAACGACGGCTATGCGATGGGATCAGCCGGGCGCCGAAATTCCGTCGTTCTCAGGCCCGCTGCGCGTCTGGATGACGTTCTACCTCGTCCGCCCGAAGAATCACTACCGCGACGGGAAGTTCAGCCACCTACTACGCGACGATGCGCCGATCCATCCAACCGTTTACCCCGACGTGTCGAAACTGGCGCGCTCCACCGAGGACGCGCTGACCGATGCGGGTGTTTGGTTCGACGATGCGCAGGTGGTCGCATACGCCATCCTTGAAAAGAGATACGCGACGGCGGAGAACGCTCCGGGCGCGGTAATCACGATCGAGAAGTTCTAATCGCAGTTCAACAAAAGCAAGAGGAGAATCAAATGTCAGAGCACGTAACCGAGTTGATTACCGACGAGACGAGCACGATCGCGATTCGGCGCGACCTGAATCAGGAAATCGCCGCAATCGCGATGGCGATTCTCGACAAAGAAGGCGAGCGTACGGAGTGGAACAAGCGCGCCAACACGGACCTGAAAAAGCTGAAGAAACGCCTGCTCGAAGTCGCACACGAGATCAAAGCTGGCGGTAATCAGGTGCCGTTTCAGTTCGAAGCCATGACGCAACGTGCGGCGAACGACGGCCACGACGAAGAGCATGACGACGACGAGCAGGCGGAATAGCCCCGATGAAATCCTCAGCCGCCGCCGATCCCAACCGTCTCCGCATCGTCGATCTGGAGCAAACGTGCGGGAACTGCGCGCGGAAAGAGTCCGCTCTGGAGCTGTCCCGCACGCTAATGCTCGCTGAGATCGAACGGCTCGAAACGGAGCTGGACCGTGCGCTCGCTGGCCTACGCCGCGATTCGCATGTGATGGACCCGAGAGAGCCGCACAGGAGGAAGGTGTAATGGTTACAGCCGATCAAATCGTCGCGCACCTCATCGGCGACTACGTGCTTCAGTCGGACTGGATGGCGACGGAGAAAACGCGAAAGTCCATAGCCGCCACTGCGCATGCCCTCTGCTATTCGATCCCGTTCGCGGTGTGCCGCCCCTCATTCGAAGCATGGGCGTTCATCGTCGTGACTCACTTCGTCATCGACCGATGGCGGCTCGCGCGTTACGTGGTATGGGCGAAGAACTGGCTTGCTCCGGTTGGCTTCACATCCGATCGCGTGCCGTGGATTTGGCAGCGACCATGGCGCGATTGCGTCGGCACCGGCTACCCGCCCGACCGCCCCGTGTGGCTCGCGACATGGCTGCTCATCATCGCGGACAACACGATGCACCTGCTCTGCAACGGAATCGCGTTGAGGTGGATGTGAGCCGCCAACTCTGCGTCGCCTGCGCCCGCTTCCCGCAACACTGGCGCTCCCTCTGTTCGATCTGCGCTACATGGATCGGCGTTGCTGGCAGGCGCCGCATCACCGAGGGCGGCGAAGTAGAGCGGCGACGGGCGATCCGGCGGATACAGACGCACCTTGCGAGTGTTCGGTCGCCGGGGATTGAAGGAGGGCGCGTGCGATGAGCGATCCTCGTTTCACACACAAACCGTCGCCACCCTGCCACGTCATAACGACGTCTGGCGATTTCTACGCGGTCTATTGCCGTGGATGTCGTAACTCGTGGCCATGCCCGACCATCCTTGCATTCCGGAATCCGAAACGCCCGACACTACCACCGCACACGTTCGCGGGATTCACGCGACGTTGCGCCGAGGTCGGGTGCTACCGAGGATTGCGAGCGAGGTGTCACCAATGAAGCCGGTCTACCTCGCAGCCGTCCAATCCGGCGCGCATCGCTTATACCTCTCCATCGCTGGCACATGGATCGTCCGCTCCGCATTCGAAGCTCGCAATTCGCCGCAGAAGTTGCGGACATTCGTTCACGCGGAATCGGCGAAGGGCGTTGCGGAAGAGTGGGCAGCGCGGACTGGATATGAGGCGTGCGTTGAGGAGGTGCGGTGATGGCCGAGCGGGAACAGAAGTGCTGGCACTGCGGAGTAATCTTCGAAAATGATGACGACGAAGTCTTCCACTTCTGTCGCGACCTTCAAGAAGATGACGAGCGCGATTTCGACTGGAATGACTACGATGCGAATGACGGGACGGAGGGGTGATGAAACGATGGCTCCTCGTTCATCGTGGCGACGACGGAAGGCCGCACGTCATCTATAAACCGGAAGCGTCGAAGCATGAAAGCCGCGCGTCCTGTGCTTGCGGGACGAGCATTGAGCGAGGGGTCGTTACGCATTCAGTTTTAACTAGCGCCAACAGGAAGCAAGAAAGAGGGATGTGATGGAAATCGAAACGCGCGAGGGACAGAAGGGCTACGAGTGGGTTTGCCCGGCAAAATACTGCGGCGTAGAACGAACCGACTACGAAGGCAAGGATGCCCATCTGCCTCGCTGTCCGAACTGCGACAGTGACGCGGTTCCGGTTCTGCGCCCTTCAGGTTGGATCGTGCGGTGTCTGCGGCGGAATGATCTCTGCCGCTCTGCGCGTGAATGTCGTCCATCCGATCAGCAAGACAGACACGGGCAAACGATTCGCTTTGGATCGCCGGGGTGTCTGCCTCTTAACTACGGGGTCGCGTTCCAATCGTCGGGACCACTGAAGACCGAATGACAAATCGGCGCGGCGACACCGACGCGCGGGCAGCCTGAATGGCAGACGGCGACTTATGGCGTCGACACCTCAAGATTGCAACAGGCCAAAGCGTTCCCGACTCTGCCGACAAGGGGCGCTCATTCGTTCGGACAATCCGAACCGCGCCGATTACTTCAGGTCAGCTTCCAAGCGCGCGTATCGTCCGCGCCTTCGTCCATCACCGAAACATGCATGTGATGGTCGTGCTTACTCGCCCCGTTGTAAACCCGCCACTTCCACGGGCTGACGAGTGACGAGAAAATGCGCCCGTTCCAAATGCAGTACTTCAACCGAGAGTCTTTCCCTTTCCGTAGCGCTTCGGTCAGCACGTTCGCATCGCAGCCGCGCTTCGGGTCGTGCGTTACGTCGATCGCGTGAACGACTCCATCAGCGTCGGGATCGTGATCGGACTTGCGGGCCTGATGCGATGCGTCGCCAATCGAGCCATCCCATCCGCGCGCCCGTCCCGGCGCGAGAGTATTGATCTGATCGCGCAGGACTTCGAGGGACTTTGCGAGGCGCCAGCCCATCAGTGCGGCCAGTGCTGAATGAGCAGGCCGAGCATGGCGCACGCAGCGCCCGCCCAACCGAGGCTGAACCGTGTACTCGGAACGTTCAGCGCGGCGAGGACGAACAGGATGAAGGCGGCGACGAAGAGGATGAGGACCAACATGCGCGCGTTCCTTTCGGCGAGATGGGGAGCGAACGGCCTATCAACCGCCGCTCCCGTTCGGTGGAGGTTAGGTGGCCGGAGGCGTGTCTGGCGCGGCAGGCGTGTTCGCAGCGACGGCGGCCGCCAGAGCCGAGGAGTTCTGCTTGAGCTGCGCGCTCAGCGCAGTCAGCGCGGCGGGATCGTTCTTGGCGGCGTCGATCTTTGCAGCCAGACCATTGATGAGGGTGATGGCCGACTGATCGACCGAGGTGTCGTCGGCAACTGCTTGGGTGAGGGCGTCGAGTTCTTGGCTCATGATGTATTCGTTCCTTTCGATGTGGGTGAGTTTGTGAAGGATGAGAGCAAGCGTGTCGTCGATCCGATCGAACCGGCAGTCCGGGATGGAACAGTTGGCGCGTTCGTGTCGGCGGCATTTCATGGGAGGGATGATACTCCTGAACGGGGAGGGATGCGGTTTCGGTGCCGCGTCGAGCAGTCAAGTCCCGCCGCGTTGGTTTAGACGCTTGCCGGTACTGAATGATCGGTCGCGAACGGGAACGCCGGGATGCACTGCGAAGGTTCGTTCGTCGGCGTCAGTCGAACGGTCGCAACCTCGGCCCATTCACGTACAGCATCGTAATGTTCCGTCCACATCGCTGCGTGAACGAGGTCTTTCACGGCTTTGTTCTGCTGTGGGTCGGAGATTGCCGCATCGACGATCGTCTTGATTCGACCGGTGAGATGTTGCGTGTAGTCGCGAACCTCGCGCAGGGCCATCGTGCGGAAGGTGTAGGCGCTGGATGGTAATGCGACTCCCTGTAGCGGCGGCTTTGCTTCGATGCGCGACACTTCGACGCCCTGCGGATCACTGACCCCAAGCTCTTCTTCCATCGCGAGCACACAATCTTCAACTCCACGATCGTATTCAGGTGACGGATTCTCGCCGGGAAAATTGCGGCTGCCCTTCAGGTCTCGCATACTGCGAGCGAGACCGACGATGACCCGCACCATCTCTTCCGTGCGATTGCGCAGAAAGTCGATGCTCGGGGTGAGGAGTTCGTTGTTGCCGACGAACCTAGCGCGCCCTACGCCCTCATGAAAACACGAACCGAGAATGGGATTGATTTTGGACTTCACGAATTCGGATGGTTCCATCTTTCTCTCCTGACTTGACTGGTTACGGCGACGGGACTTGACTGAGGACAGGATACACCCGAATCGCGTTACTCTTTCGGCGCCGTGTTACCGCCGTTCCGGTATCTGTTCGATATGCGACCGCTCTGCCTCGGTGCGATCGTTCGGCGCAATCTGCCCGATCCGTCTGCTCTCGTTTGCGTCGGACTGCTCGCCGAGTTTCAGCGCGTTGCCGGTCTTCACTTCCTGATGCACCTGCTCGACGGCAGCCATGATCGTGTCCCGCCCTGCTGTCGCACGCTGCACCTCGACGAGGTTCTGGACGTGCTCGCGATGACTGATGAATCCGCGCACAACGGTGGCCGCCACCGGGACAAGCGACACGATCAAAGCCATGATGATGTGCTCGGCGGGTGCTGCCCACCACGGGGCGATTGGAGCCGTTGCGATGACGATCGCGATGACGAGTAAGGTCATTCGTCTACGTCGGCATCTTCCCGGCGGCGAGGTCGGCGCAGGCTTTCCAGATAGCGGTGGTCCATTCGTTCATCTGCGCAACCTTGTTCGCGATATCGCCAGAGGGACCGTTCTCGCTGGTCCACTGCATCAGCAATTGCGCCTGCTCGCAGCCCTCCCAATCGCCATCGACCTTCACCGAAACGCCGACAGCCGCCAACATCTTCGAATAGGCGGCGGCGACTTCGCCGAGATGCGTTGCTGCGACCCGGAGCGGATGCCAGCCAGAGCGGGCGGCCAACACTGGCGCGAGCGCGGCGATGAAGCCGCCGTTGTTGAGGATCTTCTTTACGCTCGGATCAATCATTGCTGTCCTCCAAATTTCGGGGGGTCTGGAACATTCGGGGCGGGAATGCCACGTTGCCTCAGCGTCGTGACAATCTCGGTCATCTTGGTGTTCATGTTGAGATTGTATGCGCTTTGGTCGCGAAGATCAGATCGCGTTTCTTTCTGCGCATCTTTCAGGTAGCTGATGTCTTTACCCTGCTCGGTGAAAGTCCTGATCTGTGTATCGTTGAGCCTCTGAAGGTCGGTGTGCAGGTCGCTGAGTTGCCGCGACACATAGCCGCCGATGATGCCGCAGATTGCGAGTAGAAGGCCGAGGATCGAAACCCACAATCCAGGATTCTGCCAGACGCTTGGCCTGTCGCTTTCTCTACGACCGGGACCGTTGCGCTCAATCCTTTCGTCACGCTCCTCGCGCTCTTCCATGCATTACCCTCCGTTGTGGGACATAGTGCCATAGAAATCTCAGCCAGCCTGCCCCGACTTCTTGTTGATGAAGAGCAGTCGCCCTCCCGGTTTGATGCGCTTCGCCTTTTCCATCGCAGCCAGCCATGCTTTGATCGAAGTGTCGAAGGTGCCGCTGCCTTTTGGTGGCCCGTTCTGATCCTGCGCCGCCATCATTTCGCTCCGACGTATTCCTTGCCGCCGAACAGGTTTCGGAAGTAATCGTAGACGCCCGGATACGTCGATTTGAACGCGCTCGGATTCGCCATATACTGACCGAACAACTCGGCGAAAGACTCCGCGTATTTGCCGTCGCCGTGGTAGCTCATGATCGCCTTCGGATACTGCGCGACAATCTCGCTGATCCGGGCGTCGGCGTCGGGCTGGCTCTGCTTAATCCCGGCAGCCGTTACCTTGCGCTTCATGTCCTGCCAAGCGCTGTCGTAGATGTTCTGCCATGCGGCACGCTGAGCGTCGGACATGTCTTTGAAATAAACGGCGTGCCCTGTTTCGTGCGCGTAAACGTCCGTGTCGTTGGCGTTCTTTCGAGAGATCAGGGCCGTGTTGTCGTAGTCGTTCTGGTTCGGATCAAACTTGCCCGAGTTGGGACCGAACGTGAACTGCGCGCCGTAGAGGCCAGAAGTTCCTGGTTCACCATTAACGACGCCGCTGATCGGCGATCCGTACTTGATGCTTCTCCCGGCCTTGAACTGATCCGGAAGAAGGGTCGCGGGAAGCGACTTCGAAAGAAGCGGGTCGTTTTCGTTGGCATCTCCAGTTTTCGGCCATTCCGTGTAGTAACGACCACTCGCGTGCCGCGTTGGCCCGAGCGCATCCACGGTGCTCTTCTGAACGTGAAACGGGACAGGGATCTGTGATCCATCTGGATTCACGTACACGGCAGCGTAATCCTGCATGGCCTGTTGCCGCGCGACGGGATCAGCCGGAAGCGAAGAGACGAGTTTGTGAAGCGCTTCGTCATGGCCGTAGGAATCTTCCAAGCCCACCCCGCCGAGAACGCGCGCGGCGATCGTCGTGACCGTTCCGAAGTCTCCGGCTTGCATTGCTTTTCCGAGCGAGGTTTTCACGACGCCTGAAGTTGTACGCCAGAGCGGGGACTGCACGACGCTCTTCACGACGAGCGGCGCTTCTGCTGCTGTCACGAGCCCCGATCCGATCTCGGCCCCGAGCGCGGCTCCGGCTGGCCCGCCGAGCATGAAGCCGACTCCACCGCCAACGCTGCCACCAGCCGCAGGACCGAACGCCGCCTTCGCCATTCTCCACCAATCAGTTACGGCGGGCGGGATGGAAGAGGCGAGCGCATCAGCTTGCACCCGTTCGGCAGTGCGGCGACGAACGATGAAATCCGTTCCGGCATCCGTGATCTGCGCGTCTGGATATTTCGTTTGGAGCGCTTCGAGTTGCTTGTCTGCGGCAGTTGTCTTGGCGAACTTCTGGACAGGGATGTCGGCCGTTCCGCCTACAGCGGGGCCGAGTTGCTTGGCCGGATCGCCGAGGACTTTGCCCTCTCCCGCCAGTTTCGAGCCGATCGTCTCTGCGAGCGGGCGCATCGGGGCGTCACGCGGCGCCAAAGCGTCGGCATAGGTTCGCGCTCCGGAGGCTTCCAGTGATGCGCCAGCGCGCGAACCTGCGCCCTCGATGGCTCCGGCGAGCGCAGGGTGCGCCATGGCAGCCATTCCGGCGAGTGCCGTGCCCGATTCGACGGCCCCTAGGTTCTCGTCGCGTGTAGGGGCGTTTCCGTGCGCGTAGGCCATAGCCGGACGCGCGGTCTCCAGTGCTGGCCTGCCGATGATCGGAACGGCTCCGGCGTTCTGTTTCGCGGTTGGGGCCTGTCCTGATGCGTAGGCCCGAGCCGGAGCGGTTACGTCGGCAGCGATACCGCCAACCGTTTTCGCGGCTCCGTATCCGCCCATCGTCGCGACGTTGAGCGCCCAATCTCTGACCGCCGCAGGGACTTCGGCCATGGAAGTCGGAACGCCTGCGAGATGCGCTATTCCTTTTCCTGCCGCGCCGAGCACGTCTCCGGCGCTGATATCACTTTGTCCCGCCGCCGGATCGCCATGCGCCGTAGCGGGCGGATTCTCCTTCCGCATCGCAATCTCGGTGCGCGGGTCGAGTGTCACCCATGACCGGTATTCGGGATGCTTGGCGACAACCTCGGAAACGAGGTGATCCGTAGGCCAGTTCGCATATTCGGGGAACTTGGCCTTGATCTGTGCTGCGAACTCGTCAACCGAGTAGGGCATCAGTGCCCCCCAGGTGGCGTGAGGCCGAGGGGATTTCCGCCAGAAGCCGGAGCGGGCGAGCCGCCCGGTGCGGCAATCGACACATTTGGCGCGTAACTGTTTCCCGCGTTCGTCGCCACACCGGCCGAAACGATTGAATTGCGGCGGATGAGAAGGTTCTGCTGCAAGAGGCCGAGCGCGGATTGAAGCGTCGGCAGCGACCAGTTCGTTTGAAGAATGTGCGCGGCCTGCTTCATCGCCTCATCAGTCGGCGAGTTCCCGCCACGGTAGACGACGGCGAGCTCCGCCTGCATCTCGACGATCTGCTGATCGAGTTTCGTGGCGATCTGCTGCGCTTGCGGGCCGAGTAGGCCCTGCTTCGCGCCGATGAGCCGCGCGCTATTCAGGAGTGGGAATCCGCCGCCCTGCCATTCCTTCGCGAGGTTATCGACAAGCGGGATCGATTCGTAAGCGAAATCGACGGCCTGACGAAGCCGTACCTGCCCCGGCCCGTTCAGCGTCGAGAGGTACTTCTGAGTCGATGTCCAGTCCTGCGTAGCTTTCGTGAGGTCGTATCCGTCGCGGGCAAGAGCGGCACGCACCGGTCCTTCGATGCGGGCATGAACGACTGGCGGTTGACGACCAGCGACGATCTCTCCGGCAATGGCTTTCGCGTCGTCGGGATTGACGCTTCCGGCCGGAACGCGCGCGGCGGCCATACCGGCGACCTTAACCTGCGTGGCGTTCGTCATCCCCGTCCGCCTCGTCTCGCCCGCCTGCCGCATCCCCTCGGTAGTGACTTGCGTCTGCGAGGTGAGGCTGTCGGCGCTGGTCGGCATCGCCGATGTGGAACGCGCCTCGAAGTCGCTGATGGCGTTTCCTGACGGCGACGGTACGGCCTTGGAGAGATTCGGCGTCGGCGTCCCTGCGCTGTCCGGCGCGGCATCGCGGCGCGCAAGGTCCGTCGCCTGCTGCTGCGTGAACATCTGCGGAGTCGGGAATGCCTGCGCGGGACCGATCTTCATCGTCTGCGCGTAATCGTTAGGATCGGTGCCGCCCGCTGCCGTGCGACCCGTTGCTGCCGCCGCCTGCACGTTTGCGTTGAGTCCGGCCTGCCGCTGAGGAGTGAGGACCGGCGCGAGCGTCGCCAGCTTCACGTACGGCATCAGCTCTGGCGGGATGGCAGCGGCTTCCGCTTTCGCCTGCGTTTCAAGCGCGACGCGCTTTGGATCATTCTCCGGCAACGACTGGATGGCATCGTGATAGCTCCCCATCCGATCGATGTACTGTTTCGCCTCGACCTTTTTCTGCTCGTCGTTGTAGGTACGCTCCAGCAGGGCGAACTTATCCTGCGCTTCTTTCAGCGTCCCCTGCTGGAAGCTGGCCGTATCCTGCCGCTGCCGCTCCCCGAGCGCGAGCTGTCCGCGTCCGAGCGCATCCTGTTGGTCAGCGCGCCGGTTGGCGTTGTACTGATCGAGGAACTGCCCGATGATCGCCGGAGCAGGGCTTGGGCCGACTGAGATTACGTTAGGCATTACGGTTTCGTCACCACGGTACCCGGCAGGATTCCGTTGAGGATTCCATTCAGGGAGTTGAGATCCATGTTACCAACACCGAGCAGACCGAGAATGAACTGCCCGATGTTCTTTTCGCGATCAACGTTGAGGCCCTGCATGCCGAGTTGGAACTGAAGCTGCGCGTTCGCCTGTGACGCCTGAGCACTTGCGGCGGCGGCGGCATGCGCGGCGGCGGCTTGCAGCGCGGCGGCATCGACGCCCTTTTCCGCGCTGAACATCTGCCCCTTCAACTGAAGCTCCGACTGATACCGCGCGAGCACGTCTCCGGTGTCGATGCCGTACTTCTTCAGCGCGTTGTCCTGATTGTCGAGCCACTTTTGAAGGTCCGCGTTCGTGTTGACTTGGAACTTCGTCAGATCGGCGTTGAGGTCCGCGACATACTTCTGCATTCCGGCGTTGGTGCCGAGCGTGATGAGCGCCGTATTCTGCTGCATCTTCGCGAGGCTTTGTTGCTGGAGTGAATCGGCGAGCGTGGCCGACTGCTGGCCGCTGAGTGTGGCGAGGGCGTCGGCCTCGTTCTCTCCGAAGCCGCCGCTCTCCAGCCGCCCCGGAGTGAGCGCGGCTTCGGCGCGCAGCTTGTCGCTGAGGATCTGTTGCTGCCGCTGAAACATTGGGCTGAGCAACTTCTCCATATCCGGCCCGTTGTTCGAACCGGCTTCCTTCTGAAACATATCGATAAGCGACTGAATGTCAGGCGGCGGAGTTGCCGGTGGCTGCGTTCCGGCGGGAGGGGTTGTCCCGGTCCCCGTTCCGGCCGGGGGCGGCGTTGTTCCGGGCGGCGCGGTTGACGGCGGAGGAGTCGTTCCAGGCGTAGTCGTCGGAGTGGTCCCCATCGGCGGAGTCGTAGTAGCGGGCGGATTGTGCGTCGTCCCCGCCGCGATTGCCTGCTGATCCGGTTCCCATCGTGGGGCGACGAATCCTCCTCCGGCGGGATCGAAACCGGCAGCTCCGCCGCTCGGCTTTCCGGCCAGCGCCCATCTTCCGATGTCATTCCACTCAGGGTGTCCCATTTCCGCGAACTTGCCGTTGGCGGCGAGAAGCCGCTGATTCGTCACGTCCTCCGTCGTGATGCTTCCGAAACTCGGGTCGAGAAACGCGAACCCCCGGTACCAGCCCGCGGCTACGGCAGGGTCTTCCGTTCCCGCCGGTTTCGGGTTGCGCTGGTCGAGGATCGCCTGCATGTCAGACGTGAAGGCTTGTCCGCTTCTGAAGTGATCGCCGAGTTGCTGATCCGTGAACTGCGCCGCAGCGGAGGGTGGGGCTGAGGGCCGCGTGCGCGTTGACACCGGCGTCTCACCCTGCGGCGTCGAAGGCGTCAGCGGGTTGCTGATGCTTGGCGCTGGCGTCGTAGTCGGCGTTTGTTGGCTCGTCCCGGCGTTCGGATTGCTGGTCGAAAACGCGCTGACCGGCATCGGCCCGCCGGAGCTGACGAAGCCCGAGGGAACGGCGTCCGTGTTCTTCGGCATCATGGCGTCGTTGAACGCGCTCACATGGTCAAGCACATCGGTAAATGGATTACCATTCTTGCCGGTCTGCGCTGGCATCGGCGTGAATCCGCCGCCAGTGAACGGTTGCGCGCCCGAGTTCGTGTTTGTCGTGTCGAGCGGATTATCGAAAGCGGTCATTCCTGCCATCAGTTTGCTCGCTTACGGCGCGTAGGTATCGCCGCCGCCTGTTGCCGGTGCCGCCGGTACGCTCATCTTCGTTCGGTTCGCGGCGTCAAGCCATGCCTGCTCGGCGGGCGTTGGATTATCAACGGACCATTTGCCAGTCGTCGGATCAACCTTGACGCGCTCCGGAGTGATACCAGGAGGGATGCTCGACACGGCTTGTGAGGTCTCGGGAGGTGCGCCGGAAATCGAAGGCATCTTGCCGAAGTCCACCGTTGGGACCTTCACGCCGCCCATGAAAGCAGGATTCCCGGTCGCGCTATTCGGCATCTTGAAATCTGGATTCAGGCCGTTCAAGCCTTTCAAATACTGCTCGGTATAACCAGACGCGAAATCGTAAAGACTTTTCGTCTTGTCGAGCCGGTAGGTTTCGGATGGCGATGGCGGAACGGGGTAGAAGTTCGGCGTCTGATCGGCCTTTTTGAGGCTGTAGATCGCCAGCGCGGCGTTGATGATGTCGCCCCACTTCAGAGATGAGCCGAGGATGCCCGCGCCGGTTGCGGCTCCGGCTCCAGTGGTGGCCGCCGTCCCCGCTGCCGGTGCGGCACCCGCTCCCATGTAGGTGTCGATGATGCTGTTGCCGCTGCCACTGCTTCCGCCGGGGAGTCCTCCGCCGCCGGGACCGGGAGGTGCATGCTGAGTCTTGCCGGAAGTATCCACGACTGGCGATGCGAGCGCTCCGGTTCCGCCGTCGCTGAATGGCGAGTAACCGCCCCATCGAATATTCAGCGGGTCATTATCGGGATCGACCCATGCAGTGTTCGCCATCGCGCCACGGTCTCCGCTGTTACGTGAGCGCCTGCCTCCGAAAGCGAAGTGCGGCTAACGAGCGATAGTGTAACTCAGGTTGCGTTCACTCGGCCCGGGTCGCCACGGTGGACGCGAAGCAGGGCGTCGGCTTTGCTGATGCACCAATTACGTTTCCCGCCCGCTCCGACTCTGCTTATCTTGGCGGTCACACTCACCCCTGTTGCCGTCACCGGCAGCTTGATGCGTGGATCGGTCAGCCATGATGTGACCGGGTATCCGTCCGGCGTCGTGTAGGTCGCCCCGCGATCGTACGAGTAGGAGATCGACAGCGAGCCGTTCTGCACCGTTGCGAGGTGAAAGAGGCCGACTTCCAGTAGCGTCGCTTCGTATCGAGCCGCGAACAGTTCGAACGGCTTTGGAACGATGTCATTCGCGATGCTCCAACTTGTCCCGCCGCCCGTCGCGATCGTATCCGCCGCGTCGCTCGTTTCATCGAACCGAGTAGCCGCCGCTCCTCCGAACGAAACGAGCATTCGGTTGCTGGTCGGATCGAAGATCATCGCGCGGACTTCTGCGCTCGTTCCGGTAGGGTTTGTATCGAGGTAGGACCACAGGCCGGATTGAATCGAGTAGATGTAAATCTTCCCCTTCTGCGTGTAGACCCATACATCCTTGTTCGCGTGGTCGATCGCGAGGAGCGGCATGTTGTACGTCGATTGCGATTCGACCCAATTGCTCCCTCGCGCGAAGATTTCCTCGAACATACCCGGCGAGTCGATCATCGTCGGTCCTGAGTCCTCGCCGACCTTCATTTTGTAGACGTGGTTTTCGCCGATCCAATAGAGGTCGTTGTCGCGCGAAACGTCGAGCGCGAGAGGGTTGATGCAGCCGACAGAGAGCGCGGGCGACTCGGGTAGGATTGGCTCGAACGGATCGGCGTTGCCCTTGAAAATCCACATGCCGGAGCGCTTGAAAACGATTAGGCGCCCGTTGCTCACGATGGATGCGGTTGCGAGGCCCGCGATCTCGGTGAGAGGGTAGGTGTTGCGGGCAAGAATTCGTTTCGGGTCGCTGATCTCGCTCCAGATTACAGCGTCAATGTTGATCGTCGCCACGTTAGTCAACTCTTTGTTGAAGAATGGGTAAAAAAAGTCACCTACAGTGAGCTGAAAACCGTAATTCTTTTTGCGCGGATCACCGTCCGGCACGCCGTCTTTCAGGCTGACATCAATAGGCGCTAACGTGTACGTCGGCGACGCCGAGTTGCCGAAACTAATCCTCGCGTATACGGAGACGAGGTTGGGCGTCGGTGGAAGTGAATATTGAACGTAGCCTGTCGTAAATCCAGGCGCGTCGGTGCTATTTCGCACAAAGAATTCGCTGCTCGCCATGACGTTGCCGCCTTCGCATATCCACGTCACGGTGCCATCCACCGTGGTCGTGCCGACTGTCGTAGCGAAGGCCGGAGCGGCAGCGGCGGAGGTTCCAGCGATCGTGCATCGCTGCCTATTCCCGGCCGCGTCAACGATCAACCACCCCGCCGTGTACGCTGTTAAATTATTCCTTCCGACAGAAAGTAATAGCGAAACCGTCATCGGCATGTCGTATGTGGCGCTGACCGATCGGAATGACCACGAAAACGTCACGGGCTGATTTGCGGCCGAGGGTGCCAACAAGAGACCCGAAGGACTGAACGTCACGCCGTTGACTACAGACGAACCGTCAAGTCTAAAAGTCGCTGCGGCCGCAGTAGGAGTGACACGGCAAATCGTGGATGTGCTGGATGTAACGTTGTTGGCTACGCAATTCGTGAGAAGCCATTCCCCTGCCGCGACCGTCAGATCGTAGGCTCTCGTTTGGTTGTACCGATTCGTGACTGTGATTCGTGGATACACGAGGAAAATTCTATCGATATACGACACGATCGAGCGCGCGTTGATCGTCGAATTGAACGGCGCCATGCTCAGATTCGTCCCATCGTAGACCGCCATCGCAGTCGGCACGCCAGCGCCGTTATCGAAAGCCAGGTACAGCTTGCCGAGGATGTTGGTGTAACCGGTCAGCCGAATCGAAGCCGTCAGGCCCGCGAGGCCAGTTCCGTACCCCTGTCCGTTCGCATTTTTCGTGTAGAGCTTGTTGTCCGCGCTGCATGTCGCGACCGTCTTTTGCAGTTCGTTCGTCATATCCTGCCAGATAGCGAAACCGCTGACCGCATCGAGCGAGTCGTAGACGAACGGTGCGCGACCTTCGAAACGGTTGGGTCGGATCATGTAGTTTCGGAGGACGGAGACGAAGCCCGGCGGAATGGTGCTTGGGTCGCCTGCTCCGAAAATTCCTCCGAGGTCAACCGGGATGGTGTTGTGCCGCTTGCCCTTCGGTTTCACTGGATGCCAGCTCTCGCTTCGAATACTCCGGCGTGCGCCGTACGGAACGCCATCTGCGTTTCCGATTGCGGGTCATCGGGGTCAATCCACCACCGACTGTCCACGTGAGGTTCCACGTGCCACACGTTGGGGATGACTCCTAGATTGTGCGCCACCACGACCGCCGCGGCGGCGCCAGCAGCGACAACCGATACCGGCGTTGACCACCGGATGACGTTCGCGAGGTTCGCCGCCGCCGCAGTGTTGATTTCGTCGGCATTCGGTTTACGGACGAGCGAGCGCAGGTTCACGACGGCGACCCCGCCACTCGCGTAGTTGTTTTCTTCCTGGCGCGCTCTTTCTCGCCGGGGCTGATGAGGCGCCCCAACTTCGTTTCAACTTGCGTGCGTTTCTCGCTCGCTTCATCCCATCCCATTTTCTCCATCGAAACGGCGACGGAGAGATCAATTGCGAGGAGTTGAAGGCGCGGCGACATGAGGAGCGTATCCGTGTCGGCAGAAAGGATGTTGTCCATGCGCGTCCCCTGCAAAACGACCGTGGCGCGGTAGTCGGTCGGAGAGATCGAAGGCGTCGGCCAGAACTCCACGCGCGAACCTGCGCGGCGGTACAGCGTCGGCCAGCCGGTTGATGTGCGTGAGAAGAGGCCGAAGTCATCGTTTGCCCCCTGCGGCTCGGATGACGGCTTCAGAGTCACAGTGGAAGGATCGTACGCAGCCGTGCTCTCCGCGTAGAACATCGCCTCCAGCCAGAGCATGCGCTCGGGGAGCGGGAGCCAGTTCTGTCCCGCGATCGTCACATCCCACCAGCGCCAGTTTCGCAGGCGCGGAAGCTGATCCAACATCTCGCGCCCCATCGAAAGGCCGAGCGTCTGAATCTCCTCGATGGCTTGATTGCAGTAGGTCGGGATGAGGGTGTAGTGGTCGTGCTGCGAAGGCAGGTTGTCAAGCTGCGCGCGGACGCGACCCTGAAACGATGTTTTCGTTCCAATCGGACCGAATGGAATGTCCGTCTCGGCGGGAGAAGTGGTCGCGCTGTCTACTTCGGTCCATGCCACAAAAGAAAGTGTAGCAGATACCGTTTTCGGTTTCTTTCTTTTACCCCTTGCGCGCCACGAAAGAAGGACTTACATTTTTGCGTCTCACGAAAAAGGAGGAGAAATGAAAAGATTAGTTTTCGCCGCACTGCTCACCATCGCCGCACTGTCCGCAACCGCTCAGAGTTACCCGTCGAAGATCACCGTTCATCTTTACGGCACACCCGAAGCCGCATCGTACGCTCTGGACCGCTCCTACGATCCAGATCAGCAGGACCGGATGAGTCTTGTTCCGACGCTTTCGCTGTATCGCTCCGGCACCTATTCTCGAAACGATCTGAGTTGGGCGCTCGTCTATACGCCAACGGATTCGGATACGTCGTGCTCGACGGATGCCGCCGGATACGACACGCCGGAGACGTGGATCGGCGGCCCGATCTGCGGAAGTGGCCTGTTCAACTGGACGCTTTCTCAGTTCACCACGATCGCCGACGCCAAAGCGTTCTACGACGGACTAGATTCTGCGCAAAAAACGACGGCTATAATTTATCGCGTACCCGGAGAGAATCACTCCTTCAACCGCAAGTACATCGTGTTTTATCAGACGCACGGCGGATTTTGCTTCTGACTCACGCCGTAACCCATGCGGCGCCGTTGTAAAAAACTGGCGTTACGACGGCGCCGCCACCCACGACCGGCTGACCGAACAAGGGCGCGTTAGCGTCAGTGACGAACGCCCGCATGCCCTGAGTGCCAGCCGGAAGAGTGGCGACGGTGTAGCTCTTCAGAATGATCGGCGCGACGACTTGGACGACCTGAGTTGTCGCGCCGATGATGATTGCCGCAGTCGCGTTTGTTCCGATGCGAACCGGCGCGGCATTCGTCGAGCCGAACGTGACACCTGCCGTCCCCATGCTACCGTTGTTGAAGCTGGATTGTCCGGCGAGGTTGAGTCCGAACAGGGTTCCGCTGAAGGACGAACCGAAAGCGCTGGTCTGCGCTATAGCGGAATCCGACTGCGCCACGATCACGGTAGCCGCTCCGGTGGAAGCGGCATCGGAGTTGTTCGCAATGATCTTTGTGATTTGATTTCCGTCTTGCTTCACGGAAACGCGAACGCCGTTTGTCCCCGATGGCGCAACTCCAACCCCTACGTTGCCGGAAGTTTGGAGCGTGTCGGTCGTTGGGCCGATCAGCGCTGGATTCGTCTGTATGACAAACGTAGTGCCGGTGCCGGTTTGCGAGGCGATGGAGGTTGCGTTGCCGACCGAGGTAATCGGGCCGGTCAGGTTCGCGTTGACTGTCGCCGTCCCGGTCGTGTTGCCGGTGCCGCCCGCCGCGATCGGAAGAACGATGGTCGTATCAGTCGAGTCGGAGCGGACCCACCTACGGCTGTCGTAGATAGCGACATAGTTCGCCATGGCTCACACGAACCACATCGTTGTCACTTCGCTCGTCTCGCCGTTCGCATTGATGAACCTGAATTGCAAAAGCGTTTGCCGCTGATCCTCGAAACGGAGCAGTGTTCCTGTGGGGATGTACAGACCTTCATCGGCGGTGGGGTTCGTGCCGTCCGTACGAACGCGAATGCCGCCACCCTTGATGGAGATGAGAGCGTGTCGCGCGTCGGACGGCAGCGCGGTTCCAGCGGCGACGGTGCCGGTCAGGGGCTGCGCTGCCGTTGGCGTGTAGCGCGCGTACCCTTTGCCGGACCAATTGGCCTGCAACAGATCAGAAGCGCCCTGCTGGCTGATGTACGGCTGCCATTCTGCGGCAATGTTGATCTCGGCTGCTGACATGATTCGTCTCCTTCAGAAAAGCTGACCGGTTGCCGCATCGAAGTGGCCTACTCGCACGCCGCAATGCACCCCGAACCGCGCATGCGCTTCGAGCTTCGCGCGCTTGCAGAACCACAAGTCCTGTGTGAATGATGGCGTCGTTTTGAACCACGGATTGTTCTTCGTATTCTTCACGCGACGGAAGAGGTCTTTACGCCATAAAGCGGCGCCCATCGCGATTCCGTTGCACTCGATGACTTTCCCGCGCTTGATGGCATCGACGACGGAGAGCGGATGGAAGTTCAGCTTTCGCTTATCGAACGTCGGCTTACCGAACGCCATCGGAATCGGAGGGTCAGTCTTGATGAAGTAGAGACCGGAAACGGCATCGTATCCTTGATGGCCCTTCGCGCATTTCCATTTCGGCGAAAGCACCTCGCCGCCGCAATCGGGACAGGTCATGATCGCTTCGAGCAGACGGATCGGCGTCTCACTCGGAAGCACGTTGTCCTCTTCGGTCGTGAGGATGAACGGCGAATCGGCGAAGAGGTCCGCGTACTGCGGTTGAAATCCTTGCCGGAGTTGCTTGCGGTCCATCGCCAGCTTGACGAGATAGTTGTAGGCCGAAGCTACTTCCATGTTCTCCGTCGCGAGGAGGGGGCTGCGCAGGTGGTTCGTCGGCCATTGCAGCGAGAGCCACGAGCAGACCACGTTCGTGTAGATGCGGCCGCGCGTCGGACTGATCCACACCACGCCTTGCTCGCGGAATAGCTTCGCCTTTTCGGTCGCGTCTACGTTCTTCGGTTTGAACGAGGTCGCGGAGAGGTGCTGTCGGCCCGCCATGATCGCCGTGGGATGCTTGATGATACCGCTGATAGGGCGCGTCACTGCGTCACCTCGTGCGCGCTAGTCAGAGGGATCGACCGGTAAGCCTGAAAGGTTCCGCCGTTGCCATCATCGACGGTATCCATGATTCCGCGAGCCATGAAGAATCCGCCGCAATGAGGGTTGTCGGTTCCCGGCCTGCAACGACAACGAACCGGCCAGATTCCATCGGCTTTCAACTCGTCAACCGTTTTGCCAACCTTGACGGCATACTCCTCGGCGCAGGCCGTAAATCCGCTCTCGTCATTTGCCATGACGGTCATCTTACCGCACAGCGAACAGGCGCGGGTACTCATGGCCCGACTGCGTCACCCCGTCAGCGATCGTGAAGCCGTACGAACCGGGAGTCATCCCTACAGACGCAGACAGGAGGCAAGTGATGAGCGAAGGGGCGATTACCGGAGTAGTGCTCGTGATACCGGACGGAAACGTGAGTACGTTCGCGGCTGTAAACCGCTGACCAATCAGCCGCAGAGTCCTGTTTGAAACTCCGCGAATGATGAGGAGTTGTCCTGTCGATTTCCCGTCCGCTGGAGACGGAAACGGAAGCACGCCGTTTTGGCTCAGCGTGTTTCCGTTTGTGTCCGTGATCGCCGTGACGATTCCAGGCTCACTCTCGTTCAGGTCGCGAAGGGAGTATTGCGGCGGGCTATTGAGCCGACGCGCGGATTCCGCCTGAACCTCAGCGACGTGGCGTTGCTCGTTCGCGAGCCATTCGGCTGTGTAGGTATCGACGCACATCGGGCAGTGCTCACGCCCATCTTCTACGGTGATGTCCTCTTCAGGGACTTCGAAGCGGCACGTATCGCAACGCTTCACTCGGTGCGAATCGAGGATGCGCTGCTTCTGATCCTGCGCGCGATACTCGAAAGGTTCGACGATGCGCCGCTTGATGAACCGGACCACTTTAGACTCCGGTCACGACGAGATGTTGCCGCAGCTTCTGCCCGTATCGCCATGCCATCTCAATCGAACGAAAGGCATCATCGTTGCTCACTTTCGGAAATTCGATTGTGAGCTCGCGGTACGGCATCGCGTACAGTTTTCCCGACTCGCAATAACGGTGCGGAACGTACTCGCCGTGCGTGGCCTGAACTAGCCTATCAAGCGCAGCCATCATCAAAGGAAGGTTTCGACGGAAATCCGCGAACGTGTCGGGGTGGGCGATAACGTAAGCGCGATTCGCGACTGTCTCAGCAAACCGCTCGAAGGTATCTTCCCTGTCGGAATGATCTTCACTCATGCCGAGCAAGTGTAGCAGGGAACCGCGACGGCTCCCTGCTACCGATCGGCTTACGAGGTCGGGTATCCGGCGATCCCGCGCCAGTCGCGATGATACGAGGCGCCGCGCATGGTCACCTTGTACTTCACGGCGTTGGCGTCGAAGTCAACGTTCTCGTCATACTTCGGTTTCTGGCGCCACTTCCAGTGAAGCGGGTTGCGGTTCTTCGAGATGAGCCACCAGCCAGCGTAGGACGCGCCGAGGTACTTGCACTGAACCGGCGTGATGTCCTCGGCCATCAGCATGTTCTTGTTCCAGTTGTGCGTATCGAGCTGGCGATCCGTCTTCAGGATTTCGCCGACACGCATGTTGTTCGCGGGACCGTAGAGCAGGATGTAGCCACCCGTGTTTTCGATCCAGTCGCCGCGATCGTCGAGCTGCGTATCGAGCGCGGTGATGGCCGAGTAGAGGTTGGCCTGAGAAAGCGATGCGGCGGTCGTGACGTTGCTCTGCGTCTGCGGAGGATTCTTCAGCGTGACGTGCGAAGCGGACAGGAGCGCGAGTCCGTCGCGGCCCGCATACGCTCCAGCGGTCGTGCCGTTGAGGATCTTCGAAGCCATCGTCTGCTCGACGCGAATTGTGCAGGAGCGCTTCCAGCGCCGCATCACGTCCTGATAGGAACCCATCTTCGCGAGGTTGGTTCCGTCCCATGGCCCGGAATCGGCGATGTCGTCAAGGTCTTCCTGCGCCATGCGGAATCCACGGCCATAGTTGACCGGGATCACGCGCAGCTCGGGGCCGACAACGTAGCTGTCGTAGTCGATGTCTTCCAGCGTCGCTCGCTGAAGCGGAGCACCGAGGCCGCCGATCTGGATGTCAACGAACTCGCCGCGACCGAACGAATCGACTTCGCAATACTTCGGGTAGACGGCGGTCTGCTCGGGCGTCTCAGCTTCCCATGCCTCGTCGATGAGGTCACGGACGATGTTAATTGCGTCTGCTTTAGTCCAGTAAGTCATGGCGTCGGCTCCTTACATCGCAATCGCGGCGTCAGCCGGGACGAAGTAGACGAGAGGGTTGCCATCGCCATCGGCAACCGCGACTCCGGTGTCCCACTCGACAGCGTCGATGATCGTGCCGCAGGTGGACGCGCCGCCGGACTTCACGACGACGGAACCGTTGGAGAACATATAGAAGCCAGCGGTGAGGCCGCGATGAACGGAGCCGATCCATGACGCGATCGAAAATGTGAGCTTCACAGGGAGGCCCTTTTCGAACGCGAAATAGACGGCGTTGACGAGGCCGTTGGCGGTCTGATTCTGGCCGGTCGATACGGCGAGACCGACAAGGCCGGTGGATTGCGCCTGCGATGTCGCGCCCATGCCGATGAACTGGCCGGTAGTGCGAACGAGCAGTGCGCCCGCGGGATAAGTCTGCGATGAGGCTTCCGGTTGGCTGCGCACGATCGCGCCGGTTTTACGACGACCGGGGCGTGCGATTACGGCGGTTGCGCCAGTGACGGCCATGCTGTCCTCCGAACATCAACGTTGAGAAGTCGATGCGTAGCTCGTGAAGGACAGGTTCCGCCGAGGTTCAGGCTGGACCCGAATGCGAGTCTCGCGGGTGCTGCGTTACGAAAAGTGTTGCACGCTCATCCGTTTTTTGCAAGCCAGCTTGTCATGACGGCGAGCATGGGGCCGAACTGACCCCACGGAAGCGAAGCGGATTCGGGGGTAACCCACGGCATGTTCGGAGCGCCAGCGCCTGGAGGCGGCGCACTGGGCGGCATCGCGGCTGATGGCGGCGGCATCGGGCGCGGCGGAAGGCCCTGCGGCTTTCCGTACGGACTCGGTTCGCGACCCGGAGGTTCCGGCATCGGCGGCTTCGGTTCTTGCGGCGGAGGGGCGCCCGGAGGCATTGGCATCGGCATGTCAGTAGGTGTCACAGATGGGGCCGAGGCCGGTCACGAAAGTTCCAAGGAGTGATGCGACGGTCGTAAACGTGCCATACGTTCCGCCGGTCAGCTTTCCGGCGGTAAAGTTGCCGAGGACGTGCGTGCGGACCTTGTAGCCGGTGTTGTTGGCCTGAAGCACGACGAAGTACTTACCAGCTTTCGCGGCGTACGCGACGGCGAACGGAACCTGCTGGTATGCGGCGGTCCCAGAAGCGGCCGTCGATGCGGTCTGCGCGGCGGTGATGATGGCCCCCGTCGAGTCGGCGAGCGAGATTTGAATGTTCCCCGCCACGGCGGTTGCGTTCAGAACCGCGATGCCGGTGATGGTGCAATTGTACGGAATGAGCATCTCGACGACGTACGATTCCGTAGTGACGGCTACGAGTTCGGTGCCGGTTGTCGTTGTCGTTGGAGCAACGCCGCCGGAGTGAAAGACGGTGGATGTGCTCGGAATGGCGAGTCCTCCAGCGCCAGCGGTGAGCGCGCCCGATCCGCCGACGATGCCGCCGGAACCGAGCGTGAGAATGCCGGTTCCGAGCGTCAGATCAACACCGGGATCGAGCACGATGTCATGCTTGAACGTGACGCCCGCGCCGGATGTTGCTTCGCTGATCGTATCGGTACGCAGGTTGCCGCTACCTGATGGGCCGGTCGTTGACGTTTCGACGTTCGATCCGAAGTTGGTCGGAAGGGATGCGCTGTTCTGAGTAGCCATTCGTCACCTCGATTCAGAAGATGGTAGCACGCGCTTACGTTGTAGCGATGACTTGCACGAAGTCGCCTTCGCCGTGCACAAACACCCACAGCAGCGACGGATCACAGGTGATCGGAAGTGAGGGTGAGACGGCGGTGAGAAAGTACCCTGGCGTTGACTGGACAGATTCCGAAAGATGAATTGTTGCGGCGTCTCCCGGCTCGGTACCGGGGTCAGCGTCGTTGACTAGTTGCAGCGTCATCGCCGCCGATGAGCCAGAAATGAGGGTTCCGAGATTGACACCGGATGAGCCATCGGTGTACGGGACGGTTACGATTTGGACAGACATTTACTTCTCCTTACGTTTTCTTGTGTGCTTCGAATGAGGACCCGATGAGAACAGAGGACGCCCCCGCATCAGCGACGAACTGCGCAAATTGAATCGTTAAGGTTCCGGCGGCGTTGACGGTGATTGTGCCCGTGATCGTGACATTAGTGTCTGCCCCAAAACCCTGCGCTTCGGTGGCTGAAAATACCCCCGGACTCGTGTTCGTGGAAGTTGAGACGCCATCCGTTAGTATCGTCACGCGAGCCTTAAATGACGTACTGGTTGCGGTCCCACCAACCCCGTACTTTGATCCGCCAATGGCTGAAGAATTTACATACAAATCGGCACGAAATACCCAAGTTTCTCCGGCGCCGACTGTGATGCTCAGACCAGGGATGTTGGCAAGGGTGTTGTTCGTCTTGTCAAACTGTGTTGATACAACAGCGACGACGTCGCTTGTGACGAGCGTGTAGCGCGCATCCGCAGTCGCCTGCGATATCCCGCTCCCGCCTAACTGGAAATCGACGCCTGGCATTAGTTCGCCACCACTTGCACCTGAAACGCGCTGTTCGCGAGCACCGAAGATGCGCCGCTCGCAACATTCTGCGCGAACTGAATTGTAAGAGTTCCCGCGACGGATACGACGACGGTGCCGAAGATGCGCACGAAAATGTCCGTTCCCGCAACGGCGCCGACAGCCGATCCGAGAGCCGTAACCGCCGAGTTCAATACTGCCGTCAGGACGTTGTTCGCGACGATGCGCGCGAGCAGGGCGGTTGCTGTCGCGGTGCCACCGATTGCGAGTTTGTAGCCGCCGATCGCCGAGGCCGAAAGCTGAAGCACGGCTTCGAACGCATGAACGCCGGGGAGCACGTTGACGGATAGGCCGGTCACATCCGCGAGCGTCGTATCGCTTTTCGTGAAGATCAGCGGATTGCGCACTGAGATCATGCGCTGCGTCGTCGTGGACGGATTCACGAAGATCTGACCGAGGGTTGCGTGCGACCGCGCCACGACTCCGACGCGGGATTTGAAGTATGGGAACGTTGGCGCCGTCGATGTCAGCACGCCCGCCGAAGTCGGATGTGCGTATAGGATCGCACCATTCGAAAAGCCGGACGTGTCGAGGCCATGAACGATGCCCTGCGTCGTGACGAAACCGGTCACGGTGTCAGCGATTGATTCCGTTGTTAGACCCACCGTGTAGGCGTTCGGATCAGCATTTCCGGCAGCCGGAGCGATCGTTGGCAGCGAGCCATCCGATCCGCTGATGTAGACCGGTACGCCGTTGCCGATCGTAGAACCGGTGACATTCTTCGCGCGCAGCCAGAACTCCTGCCCGACTTGCATCCCGACGCCGGAGTCCGAGTTGAAGAACGTCAGGCTGTCGTTGTCGGAATCGAATACCAGTTTTCCGGCGGCGTACGAAGGAGACGCGGCGGGCGTCAGCAGAACCGAATCCATCGGCTTCCCAACTTGCAATCCGATGGTGCTGGTTTCGACTCCCGCCATCCGCGCCCCTCCTTATTTCGGCGGGAGCGGCTTGAGCGGCCTGCCCCGTTCGTCCTCAAGGATAGCACCTTGCGATTCGAGACGGCGCAGCGTGTTCTCTTCGTCCGCCGACGTGGCACGCTTCCCGTCGCGCTCCCGCTGGAGTCGCACTTGCTCGGCCTGATCCTGATCGTAGAATACTTTCTCGCGCGCCCAGACCTGTTGCCCGTTATGAACGATGTGGCCTTCGCCATCCCATTCCCAGAGGTGCGGATTCTTCGTCCAGTCGGTCGAGCAGAGAACGTAGTGATTCGAACGGAGCACCGAAACCTTGTTCTGGTCCTTCGGGTCGCACCATGTGAACTGATGCGCCTGACCGGGATTCATCGTTAGGAAAACGTCCGACACGCCGCCCTCGTGGCCGATCGTGGTCAGGACGAAAGACGCATCGCCCACCATGCGCGAGCGCGACCAGTCGGGCGGAAGATTCAGCGCGCAATCGCCGTAATTCGTGTAGTCGCGCGGATTCGGTACTACGCTCTCTTCTGATTTCGCGGTTGCGGTTGCCATCTAGTTCCCCTTTTCTCGCGCGAGCCGGTCGCGTCGGCGTTGCAGCATCTTGTCTTTATCGTAACCGAACGCTTCGGCCATGTGCGCGATGTCGCGCTGAGCGTCGGATGTGAGCGGCACGGCGCGAGCGTTTCCCGGCGGCACGGCGGCGGGCGCGGGACGCGACGACCCAGGCGGCGCGATGATCGTTGGCGGAGGAGGCGGCGGAACTGGCGGCGGCGGTGGCGTTCCGGCAGTCGCGCTGCTCCGTCCCGTCAAATCGAGCCATGCTTTCGCGATGACATCGGCCTTCATCGGGCCGCCATCCGTGTAGTACGGATTGGGCGCTTCCGGCGTCGGCTTCAACGTGATGGCCGAGTAGACGGAGACGAGACGTACGCGGTCATTCAACTCAGATTCCGGAACTCCGGCAGCGCGCAACTTCTGCATGGCGGCATCGAAGGCCGCATTCGCGGTCTGCCGATCGGCTGCCTCGCGCTCGCGCTGTTGCTTCGCGGTCAACTCTGTGAACACTTCGCGCTTCGTCACTTCGCGTTCGTCGGCGAGCCGCTTGTTGACTTTCTCGTCGTTCATCTCGGCGAGCAACCGCCGCGCTTCAGTCGGATCAGTCCACCAAAGTTCCTCGATTTTCGCTTCGCGCGGATCGGGTGGCGGTGGGGCCTGCGGAGTCGCCGGACGCGCTTGCTGCTGTTGCTCAGCGATGATGCGGCGCGAGGTTTCTTCGATCTGCGATTGCGTCTGCTGGCGCTGAAGCGCTTCCCGCGCCTCTTTTGCGTCCTTTTCGGCCTGTTCGCGTTTCTCGCGCTCCGAAGTCGCCGCGGCGATGATCTGCTCCGGCGTTTGACCTTCGTAACCGGTCGGCGTTGCCGTTGGAGTGGCAGGCGGCGCGGCGGCTTCCGGCTCTTCGGGTTCCGATGACGATGCCGGGAACGACTGCACGAAATCGGCGAGATTCGCTACTGAGTCGATCTCGCTTCCGTCGTGCCGCTTGCGGCGTTCACGGGTTGTTGGGGTCTGCATCGCTTCCTCCTGCCTGAGCGTCGCGTTTCCGCGCAGCTTCGGCCAATACGCTATCAATTCGCTTCGTCATCTCCGTTGCGCCATGAGCTGCGCCAGCATCGAATTCGTACGCGCCGCGCTCATTCGACTGCCGCGCAATCGCCAACTCCAAAGAGCGGAGCTGAAGGCTTCGGATCACGTTACGAAACAGGGGGTTGCTGAGGAGGTCCCGAAGGTGCTCCGGCGTTGTTTCCTCCGGCTGCGGGAAGATTCGGGTTAGGTCCACCTGTGCTTTGAGCATTCATTTCTCCTGCGCCGATTCCTGCATTCTCGGCTGCGGCTGCTTCCTGTTCGGGCGTCATCTTACCGGTGATGCTGAGCTTCACCGGCACTTTGGGCGGTTGCGGAGGCTGCTGGAGCTTGGCTTTCAGCGCCTCGTTCCGTTCATGACTGATCGCTTCGATTTCCGGCATGAGGTCGTAGTTTTCCTCGTCCGTGACAATCTGACCCATCAGCTTGCGCATCATCTGCTGATCGCGTTCGATGATCTTCGCGAATGCGGAGACGGCACTCTGCGGAAGCGGCTTGTCGATGTTGACGATGGCGGCGATGATCTTCGCGATGTACTCGCCGTCCGACATGAGCGCTTGCTTGCGCATCATGATCTGCTGCGGGTCTTTTTCCTCGCTCAGCGCTTCATCGGCAGCGGTCAGGGCGATGCGGAAGTTATCGAGCACGTCGCCAACAGGAAAGCGGAACGGAATCTCGATTGTGGCCTTCGACTCCTCATCCCACACCGGCAGCGTTTCTCCGAGCGGCTGAAACTGACGGCGCGTTTCGGCGTCGAGACGAAGCAGGCGGCTCAGCTTCAGCGAAAGCCGCGCGAGAAACATCGTCTTCACCTGCTCGGCGTGTTCGTAAGCCTTTTCCGCTGTTCCGACTGGCGTTCTGCCGGATGGGCGACCGCCAGCCGTGAACTCGTTTTCCTTTGAATCGAGTTGCGACATCGACAGGAAAAACTTCAACAACTCCAGCATGGAGTAGTGCTTCTCGCCCGCCGCGCAAGTTCCCCATTCCTTGTCTTTGATGCCAGGAATGTGCTCGCCAGGATAGATGACCTTGTGATTGTCGAAGTAGGCCGCCACGTCGGGCGCATTCGGGTCGTACCAGTAGAGCAGCGTTCCGGCGATGTGCGCGCCCTTGATTTCGCTCTGCGCCGCGTACGTGAACATGGTCTGGTGATAGAGCATGCGATCAACGGTACAGTCGCCCTCGTCCATTTGATCGACCAGCTCGTACGGGCGGCAACGGTGCTCATAGTCGTTCATCCAGCACGTCATCAGCTTGCCCGAGCCGAGGTGGAAATCACCGAGGAGAGAGAGCCGCTTCTGTTTCCACTTCTTCTTTCCGTCAAGCGTCGTCGGGTCTTGCGGGTCAATGTACTTCACGTCCCAAAAGAACCACGTCAACCAATTCGGGACCATCTGCGTTTGCTTCGATGCCGACTTGCGTTCCGTCGATTGCGCGGCGCGCGTCCGGAACTCATCGACTGCATCGACGGTTGCGGCGGAAAGCGAAAGCGCCTCAGCGTCATCCTTGACGAGGAACAACTCGCCCGCCGCAAATCGCTTCGCCGTTTCGTCGGGACGCATGTACTTCCGCTCGGCGAACCACGGCGCTCGGTCGATACCATCTTCGTCGTAAAGGAACTCCACCGGCATCATTCCATTCGTGAATGGGACGAGATACCACTTGATGAGATCGCCCTGCATCCGCGTCTCTTCGAACTTGTCGTCGAGGTCGATGTAAACGCCGTCGCTCTTTGCGTTGGCGCTCGTTCGCTCGCTCGGATCGGCGACGACTTTCCACCAATACGGCGAACCGGTGACAGCGCCCTTGATGCCGCGCATGAGTTTCGGGCCGATCTGAATTCGCTCACGCATCACGAAGTCATAGGATTGCTCCAGACGGTGTGCGACCAGTTCGGCGGTCTGCTTTTCGGCGGTGACGACATTGTGTGGCGCAGGCGGCGCTTCCATTCCCGGCGCGGCAGGCTCCGGCGGCATCGATACTTGCTCGCCGGGAACGTCATAGACAGCCTTGAGGTACGCATCAATCGAGAAAACAGGCCGTGGCCGCATGCTCGCGTTGTAGACGCTGGCGATGATCTGGTCCGCCGGAATGCGCGCGATCGGAGCGGGGTACATCGAACGTCCGCCGTCCGGAATCGGCACTTTGATCGTGCGATAGGTCTCTTTGTTTTCGACGGAGCGATTCCAGATCGGAATCCAATCTTCGTAGGTCGTGTCCATCGACGTTTTGAGGAAAGCGTTGACCTTTATCAACTCTTCGTCGCTGAAGATGACGCGTGTGTGACCGTTCGTGTCCATCTCCAACTCGACGGCTTCGACTTCGTAGGAGAGGAGATCGGAGAGCTTCAATTCGGACCCCGAAACAATGGCGCCCAGTGCGTTGGATTGACAACTTGGCACTCGTCGTTTTCCCAAGTCGCACCATTGCCGCCCTCAGGCGCAGCCACAAACTTATTCACGCCAATCGGGCACACCAAGTCGGCGACTTCGCTCGGTTCGTACGTGAAGGTGAACTCGCCAGCGCTAGGCAAGGCGTCATGAACATTGATCCATTTGGTTTCGCGATTCGGGGACGCCCATTTTTCATCAACGGCATCCGAGATAACATCCTTGATGCTCATCGCGCATACCTCGTCGGCGGCGGAACAAACGCTCGCGAATCAACCGGAATCCCGAGAATCGGATCAATCGAAACGCGAGGCGCAACCGCTTTCGGCTCCGCATCAATCCGCCTCGCCGCGCGAAGCACCGATCCGGCCATCGCGAGCGTGTCGGCGATTCCGTCCTGATCGGCAACCTCGTTTTTCGGCGTGGACTTTATCAACTTAAGCTCTTGGCGCGTGATGTTACCACCGAAGCGGTCAGCGCCTCGCGAATCGCGGTACGGCGGCGCAAGGAGGAATCGGTAGACGTTCATCGGCTCGGCGACGGCTTCTTTCAGCCTCACGGCCTTGATTCCGCGCATTTGCTTGACCTTCGTCATTCGCGAGGCCATGCGCCGAAGCCGTCGATCCGTTTTGATGAGGTGTTGAATGTAGGCATCCTGGTTTGCCGCTCCGTCGAAGCCGATGATGCGCGGATGCCAGATTTCATCGACGTAAACGAGCGCGTTGATCCATCCTTCGACGCCGGATCGGTCGCTCAGCGTTTCGAGTTGAAATTTCACGCCGTCTGGGTCTTGACCGATGCACGACACGCCCCAATTGTCCGTGAACTTCTGCTCGGACCACGCGGGGTCAACAAGAATCGCGCGGTCGAGCTCCTGCCACGGATCGTAGCTGATGATGTCCGCATTCTGCCGCCAATCCTCCAATAGCTCGCCCTTCGCGTCGTAGATCGGCGGACGTTTCGGATTGCGAACCGGCTTGCCGAATTTGTCGCGGCGAAAACGGGCGACAAGGAAGTGCCCGCGCTTCTGCCAATTCGGATTCGGATGCTCGTACGGGCCAAGCCACCAACGGTTCGGATCATCGACCATATCGGGAGGAAACAGACGCAGAGTGCCGCCGGTCGCCGACAGGAGATACTGATTCCACCAGACGCGGTAGCCGTCCTCGTCTTCCTCGCCGGAAAGAACGTGTTCCTGCTCAGTCGTGATGCGCTCGGATGGAAAAATCTGCGGACACGTCGGTTTGCCGCGCTCCAGAATGTTTGTGATCTTGCCTTCGTGCTCTTCGATCGGAACGCGGAGCGTGAAACAATCGGGGATCTTACAAAGTTCGGTGTCGTCGTCGTCTTCATCGTGCTTCGTGCCGACTTCCAGCCGCCGGATGACGCGCGTCGGCATGTAGAAGCCGGTCATGCGCTTCATGTACTTTTTCACTTCGCGCATTTCGGCGATGGAGGTCAGGTCGGTGATTAAATCGTCAGTCACGAAGGTGTCGTAGTGCGCGGCTTCGTCCGTGGAGTTGTATCCACCCGCCTGGATCGTTTTCTGTGGATGTGAGATCGTTCTGCCGCCGAGGGTGATGCGTTTCTGCCCGATCAGCTTCGTAAGGTCCCCGTCAGGGATGCGCTCGGGGAAAAAATCGCGATACGTGCCCGACAAAATCGTCTGCGCGATCTGTTCGCAGAACGCCCATGCCATCGGGTCAATCGCATGCGTGATTTTGATCGTCCTGTTCGGGTCTTTCGTGGCGATGAAAGTGGTTCCGCCGTGCGTGATGGTCGAAGATTTGTAGAGACGACGGAAAAGGCGGAAATTGAGGATCGCCGGACGCATCAGCGAGCCGTTGATGAGCAGGTCAATCTCCGCGCGACCCTCGGGGGTCCTCCACGGACGCGCCCCGAACTGCGAAAAGCGCGTCGCGAAGCCGAGACGCAGCTTTCGCGTCACGTACCCGTCGAGTTTCGGATTTTCGAGCGTTTCGATCAGCCGATCCGTGAGGCCGCACGCCATGTAGGAGAGTGGCATGTGAATCTCTGGCACAAGATCGGTGTGCTTGCAGATTCGCTTCGTGAAAAGGTAAGAATCTTCAAGGATTGCGGCCTTCAGACGCTCGAAAGCGCCAGTTGAGAGGCTTCGGCGGCGGTCGCGGGAGACGATCGCCGCTTCGGCGTCCTCTTGATCGTCGATCGGGTCGCTCATTCCTGCACGATTTCGGCGTCCCGTACGCCTTCGATCAGCGCCGTGGGCCTGCGAAGCTGATTGATCTGCGCCATCTCGCGCAGAATCTCGTCCAACTCGCCGCCGTCCACTTCCCGTCGTGTTACGTTTTCGTTACGGGTCATGATGGCCTTACGGTCAAGCGGCTTACCCTCGGTCCGCTCGATACCCATCTCGGCGGCGCGGAGATGAACGGGGTCCGGCATCTTTTCGTCGGGCTGGTTGAGGCCATGATTGACCGCTTTCGCCACCAGTTTGTAGGACTTTTTGTGCAACTCCTTTTTCATCTCGCGCATGTCCTCTTCGGCGGCGCGCAAACGGTCCTCGATGTAACGATCCAGCGCCGTGCGCACCCACGTCCGAACCTGCGGGATCACGTCGGAGTGCGGATAGCGGTCGAAACGGTGCCGGATCGCGTTGATGTGCAGGCCGAAGTGATCGGCGATGTCTTGGTGCTTCCAGTCGCAGGCCAGCATCGCCGCGATCTTGATATCCATCACGACGGCATCGTAGGTGATCTCTTTGGCGCCCGGAATCTCTTTCGGTCGCCCGACTGGTCGGCCTGTTCCCATTTCGAGGAATGAGTGTAACATTCTGCCCCATGGCGACTGAACAGACGGCGACCGCTCCTTTCCTCAATCCCGCCCCCGGACGTTGCGTAGTGCGAATCGTGCCGCGACTCCTCCAGACCGAAACCGCTGACGGAATTGTCGTCGAGCTCGACGGACGATACGAAAATCAGCCGATGGTGGGTGTTCTCCTCGTCGTCGGCGATCCGTGCAACTCCGTCGAAGAAGTGAAGGCGAAATGGGCCGTCGAGCGCGCGAAACTCGGCGAGCTTTTCGTGTTCAGCCAGTACGGCAGCGGGTCGCCTTACTGGAATGACGAGATGCGCAAGATGTTGCCGCTCGGCTACGACTTCCGATGGTTGCAAGGGCTGCGGCTCTTCGACATCGGCCAGCTCGGGGCGACCATTTCGGGCGCGGGCCAGTACGGAGAGGTTCCGGTGCCGCCGGAGGCCGCGAATTGAGCGCGCAAATCGGTCGCGTCCAGTGGTCGAAGCTCGGAATCACGATCTACGACGGCGAAGGTTCGTTCGTCAGCCGGATCGAGCATCCGAAGGACCGCCATTTCTTCAACGAAATGATCGTCGCGGCGCTGCGCAAGGTCAGCGAAGAGCAGGCCAAGCGGCGGATGTTTCGGATGGATGAGGCGGAAGTTGCCGAAGTTGTAGTGGCGGCGGTCTAGTGAGAACGCAGTAGTGGTTTGAGCCGCGCCGCCGTGAAGCGATCGTGAACCACAACCCCGCTGTCAAACCGAGGCCGACACGGGCAAGCCGAACTGAGGATGTGCATCTTTCGCTCCGGCAGATAGAGCACATGCGGATGATCGTCGTATCCGGTAGTGCGCAGCCATTTTCCGCCGAGAGGCATGATCGTGTGTCGAAGGTCGAGAGGCTGAGCCATGCCGTTACGTGTACGCGATCCGCACCGTAATCGCCGTCGAAGGTCCGGTGCTGCCAGCCGTACCGCCCGCCGTGGTCGAAGCGCACGAAAGCGCCGTTCCGAACACGAGGCCAGCGGGAATCGGAATGTTGACGATCGTAGACGCGGGCAACAGGATCACCATATCCGGCACTGTCGTTCCGACCGTGACCGATCCTGCTGCTACGTTCCAGAGCTTCAAGTACGTTGCTGTACCATTGGCCGAATTGTCGGCGTAGATGTAGCTCACGGTCGCGGAGGAGGCTTTCACGGCGACGGCGGTTGAGGAGTTCGCCGTGTCAGTGAAGAGCGAGGTGGAGAGGGTGGAAATGGTTTGGTTCGTGACGGCCATCAGCGGCTCCCGTTTTCGTCCGGCTGTTTTTGCGCGGCGGCGATGAATTCAGATAGTTGCGATGGAGTCAGGCGTGTCGTCTGTTCGTCGTCATCGCTCGGGATGTAGCCGACGATGCCGCCCTTGTAGTCATCGAAGCGGATAGTGGTCGTCATCTTCGCCGAGGCGAGAATCATCCCTTGCTCGCGCCTCACGGCAAATCCTTTGCCGGAATCCGCACGGCTCGCGCACCAGCTCCGACCGAATAGGCGTCGGGATTTTCGGAGAGTAGCTTGATCGCTTTGCGCTTCGCCTCGTCAATGGCTCGCGGGTTGTCATCGAGTTCATCACGAGGAATGATGACCGCAACGGCGGCGCGGAATCGGGCGTGAACGGTTACATCGAGCGTGTCGATACTGCGCTCGGCCTCAACGTCGATGTTTTGCGGGTCGATCATGTCGGGAGTGTAGCAGAGTCGGCGGGGACGTACGGTATCGGCTGAACGCCGAGTATGCGGCAGGCGACCTCTCATCGGGTGGCTACGACAAGACGGACGATTAACTCCATGCCGATTTCGCGGCAGACAACCCACTCGCGAACGCCGTTGACGAAGAGCACTTCATCGCAGGTGCATTCCTGAACCAGCTTTCCGAAGTAGCCGAAGCTGACATCGCCCCTCATTCCGGCGGCTCCGGCAGCGGCATCCAGTGGGTAACGTTGCCAGGCGGATAGCGCGACAAACCTTCGGCTTCGTACACGCGAAAGAAGCCTTCTGAGTTGAAGGCGAGCACCACGCCCACCTCCGGCAGGCGTTCGGTGACGGGAATCCAGTGGGGCCAGCAAAGTCCCGTAGGCGTGTGGTCGTTGACGAGATCGCGTCCGCAGTTGGCGCAACTCACGGCAGCCTCCATTCGGACTTCAGAACGTCAACAGTCGCGCCAGCCGAAAACGTCAACATCTTGAAGTTTGCGGCCTGAACTTCCGTGAGTTCTAGGCGTTCTCCGGCGGCGAGTTGCTTTCCGGTCGCCATGCTCGGTTCGCGACCGTCCAACGTGTAGCAGATGCTTGAATCGCGAGGGGTGACATAGGTCCAAGTAGTCATACCGAGCAATTTGGGTCCGAGGGGGCGGATTGTCAAGGTCCAAAGTTGGGCATTTTTTGTGGTGTCGAATGGACGTTTCCGACCACCCTCCTCTCGGGGTACCGGGGGAGGGGGTCTACTACCCCCTCTTCGGCGACTCACCCGCTGACCACTTTACGCTTCAAAGTACTCTCGAAACTTTTCACCGAGAATGTGCCGGTTCATGAGGAAAAAACGAAGCAATTCCGTGTCAGAAGCGGAAGCGTGCCAAGCCTGTCGATGCGCCGATGTTTCGTTCGCTCGGCCTGACTGCTGGCGGGAGGGCGGGAGGGGGATCGGGTCCGAAATCAGCCCTGAATTCCATGGGACACCAAGATTCATGTGTGGAGTTGGCACGGATTCGCTCTCGATAGGAGGCGGCGGGGAAATTGGCAGGATTGGAGGGGGAGAGGGGAAAGGTTTCCGCTAGTCCGAGCACCTTCCCCCGTCATAGTACGAGACGGGCGGCCACAGTGAAGCCGGATGTCCCCTCAGCCGAGAGACGGACGTGTTGCCACGTATGACAGGGACCGGGACGCAGTGCTCGTGAGCGGATCGACTACCGCAGCGTTGCCCGGATTTGAGTGCTGAGAGGGTGCCTGACTCTTCGCAGGAAGTCGCCCTGCGCGCCCGACCGTTCGTGTTAGGGAGGAACCGTCTGTCGAACTCCCCGCGGGGACCTGTGGTATCCTTTTTCCGCGTTTGTGCATTGACGGCGCCACGATACGCTTCGTTGCGCGCGCTACGCAAGTGTGGTGAATAAGCCACACTCCTCTGCGGCCCGTCGTTGGCCGCCTCGCCGAACAAAACGGTTCGAGGCGGCCCGACACCTTGCTTTTTCGCCGCTTCGAACCGACATTGCTGTATGCCAGCTCTGCTCCCAACGGCGACCAGCCATCGCGGCCTTCGCGGTTGCACGCCTTGACTTTCCCTCATCGCGGACCTACGTTCCTTGGATGGCTATGCGTCGTGGTGATTCTCCCTTTCGATGCCGGTGCGAAGTTGCGTTGCGGGCCGCATCAACGCTCGCGGTTCGGGCTATTGATGAACTCTCGAAACTGGCGCCCGAGATGGCCGCGGAACTCCTGAAGGATGCGAACGAGCACGCGGCGCGCGCGAGGCTTCAATGCCGATGCTAATCGACTACGCTTTACTGCTGCTTTCACGGTTGCGCCTTCTGAAGATCACGAGCCGGTCAGCGCACGTTTATCCTCGCCATCTTAACCTCGGGCGAATCGCCGTCCGCCGCAAGCGTGGCGAGGAATTGGCGGCGATGATCCTGCGATTGGCGGCAAAGGCCGAGCCGTTCGATCGTGAGCTGTCCACGGCTGAAATCGCGCTGCTCTACGATCGCCTAGAGCCGAATCAACCGACGCAATGAGCGCCTATATACCGAGCACTCCCCTGAGAGCTGAACGGCGACTTATCCGCCATCTTCCTGAACCCTACCCTTCAATCGCACAGAGGATGATGCAGCAATGAAGCGCCGAACGAAAGCCGACACCGCCCCGAGCGAACTGGAGATTGTCGTAGGCTACGTCACGCCGTTCGTTGTTCAGGACCGCAATCGCGTTCCGGTGCATGCGTTCGGAACTCTCCGTGAGGCTCGTGCGCACTTTCCAAGCGCCAAGGTCAGCGACGGGGTGGAACGGAAGGCGCGGGAGTTGGGGGAGTGACGCCAACCTTCGCTGGCGGCTTGAAGCACATCGGCTCCGGCGGATGGTTCTGCCATCCGTTGCGCTTGAATGCCGGACAGAGGCTCTCTTTTGGCGTCCAATTGGACGGCGCTCGACCGGTCGCAAGGTAGGAGTCTCGGTTGACGCGCTCGATGATGCGCTCGCGAACTGATGCGCACGATGTCAGCGCGATGAGGGCGATGGTGAAGAGGATGCGGGTGGGGGTCATGTCGTTGGCTCCTTCGGGGTGTCGGTCGATTGGTATGCGACTCCGTAATCACGACCGGTCATTTCACGGATGGTATCCATGCGCTCAGCAAGGCATGTCGGACAAACGGGGCGCCTCGGCTCGCCGGGATCCTTTCCGCGAATGCTCACCATGACCCCACCGCAGATGCCACAACTCGAAGCGTCTTTCTGATCTAACGCCATTACGTTCTCCTTATCCTTCCGCGCACGTGCAGCCGGGCTCACAGCCGGTCTTCGGATCACGACCCTCCGGCGTAAGAAGCCTCACGCAGTCTTCGTGAGCACGACGACCGTACCCGCCGTCGTAATACGTTTGGCCGAGCAGGATGTCTTTGTTGCACAACGCGCACTCATGCATCGAGCAGCACGTGCGCACCTTGTAACTCCGCCACGGTCTACCCTTCGCCATCACTTCGCCCCACCATGCGACAGCGCCCGAGCGCTAGTGTCGGAGTCGTTCCATCCGCCAATCCTGTCGTCCTGCACCCCGAAACAGGTTCGCTCGTTCTTCCACGCTCGCAACTCGCGGATGACGCGGATAGCAGTATCGACGGCACCTTCGTTTTGCGACGGCTCGCCGGGGACTTCTTCCATGATGAAGGCGGCCAGCCGATCAATCTGCGACTTCAGAGATTCTACTTGCGAAACAAGTAGTGGCAACATCAGTGCACCGCCTGCCCGAGCAATCCGAGTTGCCCGAGCATCCATCCGAAGAATGAGCACTTCTCCGCGACGGTCGGCTTGATCTTCAGCGCTTCGTGTTTCGCGTCGGCCAGTGCGAGCGACGAAAAGATGCCGGTCACCTGCACCTTGTCGAGATCTTCGAGCGGCGGGAGTTGGTCGGTCAGCACGGCGTCGGCGCAGTCGATGAGTTTCTGATTCTTCGACGCGACGCCGACTTCCTTCACGCTGACGATGTCAGTCTTGACCTTGCTGACGACTTGCGCGTGAATGGCGTTGATCTGATTGGTGACGGTTCCGCAGGCGGTCAGGCAGAGGGTGAGGATTGCGAGAGTGAGTGTGCGTTTCATGTGGGTGCTCCTTTCCGTTAAAAGACTAATTCGCCGAGTTCTTCGGCGATCGTTACACGAGGGCCTTCAGTGAAGTTCGCCTCCGCACATTTCGATGCGTACGCAATCGCCTTTTCGGTGGCCTCGTTGATAGTCTTAGCTTTGCCGATGATGTCCCTGTGCCAGTTGGGATTGTCGTCCCCTTCGATTCGAATCTTGAATACCTTCATCGCTTTCTCCTTTTCGTGTTCAACTTCTCAGTGCTCAGATGCGAGCCGGAAGGAATCGAACCCTCGACTGACCCCGCGCGTTGGTCAATGCGCTCCAGCCGCATCGCAGCCCGCATCCGAGCACTCAAAAGTCGATACTTCTGCCTACCCTCCATCCCATAATCGCACACAGCCCGCACGCCACACTCGCAGGAACGATCGGCAGCGGATGGCCGGATAGCTCCGACGAGGCGCAGGTCAGGAGCGCGAGCAGGAATACGATGAAGCCGAGAGTGTGGCGGGTCATGGCTTGTGCTCTTCCGAACCGTACCGAATGTTCAGCACAGCCTCAACCCAGGTTGCGTGACCGGTAGCATCGTGGTGTCTCGCGGCTACGGCCTGAGCGTTAGGAGCCAGCCAATGCGCTTCAATACCGAAGCACTGAAAGCAGCCCGCTCGCACGTCCCGTGACGTGTAGGTGCGTCGCATCACTTCCGCCCCCTTCCTCGCCGCGCAACGGGCTTCTTCGCCGTTCGAATCGGCGGCGGAATGGTCCACTTCGGAGCATCGGCATACACACGCTCGCATGTCATCTGATGCATCCGCGTCCAAGTCATTGCGCCGCAGTGGTCGCACTTCCTATCCTCGGCGGCATCAAGCCCCGGCATCGGCGAATTCACGTAGGTTTGGAGCGCCCGCACCACCACGTAATTGAGGCTCAGCTTCGGTGCGGTCTGCTCCGCCTCCCGTTTGAGGGCGGCGTGAACGGAGGCGGGGATGCGGAAGGAGACGGTGACGGTTGGAGTCAACGCAGCCTCCCCTTTGCGGCGCCGTTCCAGTGGCCTTTTTCCTTCGCGTGCGCGGCCAGCTTCTTGACGAGATATAGAACTTCTGGCAGATCGCGCCACTCCAATTCCAAACTGAAGCCTTCACCGTAATCGCCATAGATCGAGAAAGACTCACGGCGGGCTTCCGCGTGAATACCCTTCCCGTGATCATCCAAGATTAATCCCATGCGTGCATCCTATCACCATTTGCAGCGACTTGCAATCACTTCGACCGCACCGCCCTCTTCCGCACCGGCAGCGCCTTCTTCGGCGGATCGGCCGGCCTGTTGATCTCCGCGATTGCTGCGGCGAACGCCCGACCGCCATCGCTCACGACCGGCTCGGCGAGGTAGAACGAGCAGCACGTCAGGCCGGTGCCAGAGATCGTTCCACGCTCGAAAAAGTAATCGGGGCAGCCAAGCATGAACCGCGTGCAGTCGCGGAACTCGCGTCCAACGCGGCGCAGCAGATCGACCAGCGCCATCGTCTCTTCGGGAGCGGGGCGGAGGCGAGCGAGGGCGCCGACGATAGCAGCCTCGGAATCCGATTCTCCTCGCGCGCGCGCCGACGCCGCAGCGAAAACGGCACGCTTAATCGCCGATGGAAACTGCTGATGGTCAATCTCGCTGATCCCCATCGGCCGCGATGTCCGCACGTCAAGGAATCCGGGATCGTCAGGCTCGCCGCGGAGTCGCGCGTAGTGGCCGCCGCCGACGTCACCGTAATTGTGAATCCATTCCTCATCGCAGATAGGGCCGAGCGGATGCAATTCTGCGCCAGCGTTCGAGAACATGTGGTCAATAAGATCCGTGTACCTTTTCTGGATCGTCGCGCTATCGCTGTCGCACCCACCAATCCACGCATCCGGTATAGCCCGCCGAATCCCGCGCACGAACGCAAGACACATTGGCATGTAAACGTCGCGCATGTAGTCGCGCGTCGCAGTCGGCCCGTCGTCGCCCTCGTACGCCTGCGCCTTCGGCCCCGGCTCGTTTTCGAACGACCACGACTTGACCATGCGGCCGAATTCTTTGGCGAGTTCGAACGCGGCTCGTTCATGGAATACCGGAGCGTACGACTGAGGCCCCGCGCCGACGCAGTAGTTCGCGTTGATGTTCATTCCGGCTTCGAAGGCAGGCTCGATCCACGCGCGGAACAAGCTCCTGTCCCACTTGTCCGGCAGCGGCGCGGCAATCGAGAGGTCGAACTGCAACCGCAGCCCGTCAACCCCAAGTGCGCGCAACGCCCGGTACGACGCGACAGTGGGGAACGGCTGCGGTGATGCGCCTTGCGGGTAGGGGACTTGGCACAGGCCTACAATCACGGCTGCGCCTCCAGTTCTTCACTGGGCGCCATGCACACTACGCAGACACAATCGCGAACCGCAGAGCCGTCCCATCCGGCTCGATCAGAAGCGATCACTTCTCCACGAAAATTAAGTCTGCCTTCTACTGTCAGCCCGCAACCAATACATTTAAACCGCTGCCTTCCGTTCATGTGCATGCCTCGTCAATCTGATCGTGGTACTTTCGATATTCGCCTACGAATTCCGGTTCAATGACATCAACTCGCAGCGGTTGTAGCGGTTGCTTGAATGCCATAACGCTGACGTAGATACCGCACCCGAACAGCAGGCGAATTCGATCGCGCCATGTCAACGAAAATAGAAAGGTGAGCGTGCCCGCTTCGTCGCCGATTGAAATCCCTTCAAGTTGACGGTACTCAACGCCGCCGTACGACCAGCGACGATAGTTGGGCCAGTCGTGGATACGTTTTGCCGCAAGTGGCTCACTCACTTTCCACCTCCCGCTTTCGCGAGGGCTACGCGGAGTTCTTCCATGCGTACATAAACGACATCAGAATCCTCAGACTCGTTGAACTCTTTAAGCGCCCGCTTCGCTACCTCCACGACGGTGCGCAAGGCATCAATCTCTGGCTGGCGGGCGTTCCACGCTTTCTGTGCAACGTGCGCAGCGTAGTCGCGACGATCGTGGTTACGGAATACCTCGCCATAGTTGATGCGCTCCCACTCTTCAAACGTCAACACCATCACATCTCCGTCCGGCTGTTGCGTGGGAATGGGGCGCACGTAATCCTCATCAAAATCACTGTGCATGGCTCGCCTCCACCAAATCGGCGGAGCGGAGGGCGGTACCTCTTTCACGCCGACTGTCGGATGGTCGAACGGTTTCCATACGGTGCCACAACCACCATCGCTCGGCTTACAGAGATGCTTCCGATGCGTCCGCGTCGTTGCCCAGTTTCCGGTTTCGTCGTCTACGTCGATGTGCTGCAACCCGCACTTCAGGCAGTGCAACACCATCGGAACAGGCGCCGCCTCGCTCCTCTGCGCGTTCGCCGGTTCGGGAGGTGTGACGGGGCGCCTCTCGGCTAACCTTTCAGCATCAGACGTGACGGTGCCGCCGTCTGGGCCGCCGCTACCGTCATCGCGGCCATCTTTGTCCTCCGCTGCCGGTGCGTCGATCGCAGCGAGGGCTTCCCGCGCCGTTCTATGAGCGCAGAGGTCGTTCATGTCTGCGGGGCCGGGACATCTCCCGCCACCGAAGGACGGACCGCTTCCCGGCTGATCGTAGACGCAGAATCGGGCGCCGATCTTCTGCAACCCATTCCGCGCCGTTTCGAGTTGGCGGGTCAGGGTGGCGTTCTGATTGCCCAAAGTGTAGACGTGAGCGCGAAGCCCCTCAATTTCCGCATCGCGCGTCTTACGCCCATCACAAACGCAAGTCTTGCGATCCGGCTGAGCGAAGCATGTAGAGCACGTCCGCTCAATCGCTAGCACACGTTCCGCCTCATTCGCATGCTGTTCGGCCTCGTCGAGGGTGGCGAGGAGAGGCGCAAAACGTCGGATTAATTTGCATTCGTTTGAGGCTTTCAACCCGCGACCGTGTTCACGCCAGTGCGAGGCCGGGGTATGGCCTTCATACGTATGCGCGGCCAGCAACTCAACCGCCTCCTTCACCGCATCCGCTCGAAACGCATCGGGGGCGGGCGGTTCGGTCGCGGCGCGATAAGGGTGGCACGTCGGCGTGTGATCGCACGGTCCGCAGCCCACCCCGAACAACTGATGCGGACGAGCGTCGCAATCCAAGCCGCAGTCAGCACACGGCACACCCGTATCATCCATCGCCATCGCCTGCGCAATCGCCGCAGGACACGCCTCGTCAGCATGCGCCGTGAGCCATCGCGCGAATTCGGGCTGACCGTTCGCTTCGGCCTGTGATCGGGCGGCGTGGATTTGATCGAGCAGGGATTCAGGCATTATCGCCTCCCGTTTCAACAACGCGGTTCTGATCTGACTGCGCGAGTGCTTCGATGCCGAAGATTGCTTTGTTCGCAGCCGCGCGGGCGTCGTAAGCCATCTGACGCATCTGTTTGATAACGGCGCGTTCGCACTGAAGCTCGATCCGCATCTCGGCGATCTCGGACTGCGCGGCGAGGATGTAAGCGCGGGCGGCCATCAGCGTGATCGTCGAGTCACGATGCGGTACGTAGTTGATTACGTCATTCAACGCCGCGACCATCTCCTCGACACTGACCTTCGTTTCGTCGCTCATTCAATCCTCCGACGATTCCACGCCGTGATCGGATTTTCGCCGCCGGGGCCTTCCGCGCCGCACCACATGCATCGAACTATCGGGTCGGCGCGCAGCACACCAGCGGGCGCCCTGCTCGCATGCCAGAACGGGCACGGAGCTAATTGAATCTCAACGCTGCCCGGATAGCATTTCCAGCAGACGCCGTTAGGTCCATACACGTGTTTGTGGTCCGTCATCCCTTCTCCGATCCGCGATGCGACGCGGCTTCAAACGAATGTGACCGGATCGGGCCTGCGCACCTACGGCATTCAGCACCTCGCCCCGTTGCGCCACTGATCGAAACATATTGGCCGTGATGCCATATGCGCAGATGCCCGCATATCCTGCAATGATCCACTGTCATATCCGCCTTCACTGCCCACCCCCACTACAAACCGCCCGCGCCACCCACAACTCAGCAAACGGCACATCACGTATCGTCCTGTGCTCGCCGCCCGTCAGCTTCGTTTCGATCATCTTGTACCAGTCGGCGGAGTGGCTGGCGTCGGCGCGGAAGGGGCCGACGACGATGCACGGAACAACTTCTGAGGTTGCGGGCCGGGCTTGAGTACCGGCTCCCTTCGCACTACCAGCCATCAGTCGCGGAGGCCCTGATAGCGTTGCGGTCATGCTCGCGAGGCGAACATCGGAAGGGGCTGCTCCGTCCCGCGTTTCCTTCAACGCCGTCGCAACCTCAGAAGACTTTTCAACCATTTCAAACGACGGCTCTACGATCGAGAAATCCAGACTCTTGCTATCCGTCACGCTCGCCCACGCATAGAACCTCGGGCATCCCGACTCACACCCCACCGTGCGTGCCGCCAGCTCATTCGGCATCACTGCGGTCTGCTGCACCTCGACCCACGCGCTCTGTATCGCCGCAGTTCGGTTGAGCCGGTTCGCCGCGAACGCATCGGCTCCGAACATCTCCTCGGCGCTCCGCTTGACCGATTCAAACGGCCCGAGCGTTTCGGTCCAGCGCCGACCGCGCTCGACACCCGACCCGTCATGCAGGATGGCCGTCAGTACGGTCGTGGAGTAGACGGACGCGTTGTTGAGGCCGATCTGCGTAGTGAAATGGCCCTCGTTGCGAATGCCGACGATCTGCACGCGGTTCATTCCAGCGGCGCCGTCAAGTCCTGGTAGCGCGTACCACGGAATGGCGGTCATCGAATCGCCGTGCGTGCCACCTGTCGCACTCACCGAGTAGATGCGCACCGACGCGCTGATCTTCCGAATCGCAGCGGGGTTGAAGTTCTGGAGCACATGCGGGTTAATCGGATCGCTAGTCTGGTCGATGGCATCGCCACACGGGATGAACTCTTTGCATGCATTGATGACGAGCTGCCCCTGCCCGCTGATACCGATCTCGCCGACTTCCACCGTGAGCGACTGCCTCGGATTGAGGTAGCGCACGTCCACCCGCTGTTGCAGCAATGGCGCATTCGGATCGGCGTCGTGCGAGTTCGCTGACCGGAAGGTGTAGCTGATGCTCACGCGGTCGGCGGTCAGGTTGGTCAGCGTCAGGTCGGTTAAGTAGGGCGCAGAGTGGACGACGTAGGGGATGTGGAGCTGTTCGGAGGGGTATTGAGCGAGAATCTGAGGCGCCAAAATGAGGCAGAGAAATAATACGGCGAAGATGCTGCCCGCGAATTTGTCCCGCATTGCTTTCCAGTCTGCCACGTACTTTTCCGCGCCGCGCTCCTCCGGCCATCCAGTGATGAAATCGGTGCGGCATGTCGGGCACGTTCCAAGATCGTGATGAAAGCATTGGCAGCAAACGCGGCGGCGGCATTCTTGGCAACGATGACCGCGATAGTTCTGCTCCTCGCCGCACCGATCACACCACCAACGTTTCGGCGCGCGCATGTAGCGGGCCAGCACGCCACCGTTGCGATCGCACTTCCAGCGCTCGTTGGTGTAACTCATCGGGCCTCCAAATGCGCGGCGGGTTCGGCGATGCGGCGGGAGGTCATGCGATCTCCTCGGCCCATCTCGCGGCGGCTTCGTCCACTCGATCTGCAAGCGCCGATAGGCCACGTTGCCTGCGAAGAAGTAGGGCGGCA